ATGAAAAAAAGTATTCTGACGTTGTTATTGCTGGCCTGTGCGGGTAGTGCATTGGCAGCACCACAAATTATCACTGTTAGCCGTTTTGAAATGGGTAAAGATAACTGGGCATTTAACCGTGAAGAGGTGATGCTAAGTTGCCGTCCGGGACATGCATTATTTGCGATCAACCCTAGTACGCTGATGCAATACCCGTTGAACGATGCAGCCCAGCAACAAGTTAGCAGCGGCAAAACGACTGGCCAGCCAATTTCTGTGATTCAAATAGACGATCCTAAGCAGCCAGGGCAAAAAATGAGTCTTACTCCGTTTATTGAACGTGCAGAGAAGTTATGTAGTTAAAACGCGCTAAGCTATTCATCAATAATAAAAAACCGCAATATCCGTAGTACGGGCATTGCGGTCTTTTTCTAAAATGTCACCTGTAACGCGGTTTTTTTCCGAACACTTTTGCGCCGGACTGGAAAACCTGCTCCGGTAATCTATTCTTAGAAGGCAAGGCGATGTTTGCCTGCATTAATGCCAACTTTTAGCGCACGGCTCTCTCCCAAGAGCCATTTCCCTGGACCGAATATAGGAATCGTATTCGGTCTTTTTTTATTCTTCTTATAAATCAAATGGTTACTGCCTGATGCACGAAATTACACGAAAAATCCACGAAATCCCGTATTCGGTCTTTTTCCCTCTTAAAGCAATGTAAACGCTTTTTCCCTCGAGTCCAAATACTTTTCAGTCATTTTTTCTGACTTATGTCCTAACAACTTTTGAGTGAATTCCTTTCCAAATACTTTCTCATAAAGCCGTCCGGACAAGCTGCGGATCTCGTGAAATGTTGGAGGTGTGCCGCTTAATTCTATTCCGGCATTAATGCGCGCTTTGACAAAACCTTTGGTCAAACTATCCGGGTGAACGGAACCATCTGGGCTGTTTTTCCGGATTCCGGCACTGACCAAAAATTCACTGCGGCTGGCCAGGCGACAGCAATCAATCAGGGCGCCGAGTTTTAATCCTGCGCTATTCAGCGTCAGTGATAGCGGAATGGCGATCATTGCTCCGGTCTTAACCTGAGTTACATGCAGCCGGTCATCGTAAATGTCGCTGAACTTCATCTTTGTAACATCCTCACGCCGCTGCCCGGCTACCAGCGCCAGATCCATTGCCAGGCCAAACCATGCTGGTTGGTGCTCAGCTGCATGCCGAATAGCCTGGAATTGTTCAAGCGAAAGTCGCTGGCGCGACACTGTTATTTTCGGTGCTCTAGTGGGCTCTACCGGATTTATGGTAATTCGTCCCCCCACAATGGCTTCTCTGAAAATATCAGAAAGAACTGAACGCATAGCCCCCGCCATCGTTTTCTTCCCTTCAATAATCCATGGTTCTAGAAATTCTGCGACATGTAGAGTCGTGACCTTCGATAACACCATATCCCCCAATTTTTCCCCGATAGTTTTGATTTGTCCCGATCTCACTTTATACGTGTTAACAGCCAACTCACGGCGTAACAGGATAGCCTCGTATCGTTCCAGCCATTCGGTGAGAGTAAATTCGTGCTCACCCGTTAGCCTTTCCATCAACGCCACCGGCGTAAATTGTTGCTCAATGAAATTGTTCGCTTCTATAGCCTGAGTAACCGCGTCGCGGCGGGAGATTTGGCCAAGAGGAATTTCCTTTTTTGTCAGAGGATTTCGCCAGTAGTAAGCTTTGTATTTAGCCCGATAGGTAAGATTTCTCGGCAAATTGGCGTCATAGTTTTTTCTCCGACTCATTGATCAACTTTTCCAGCAGCGAGCTTTTTCTACCGATGCGACCATTAGGCTGATGCTGTTCCAGCCTTATCGCACATTTATTCGGTTTGATGTAAAAAGCTTCCGGTAAAACCAGATATTCCCTTCCCTGTAATTCAGGAGCCGGGTAAATATTTCCGTTACGCGCCCAGCGGCGCAATGTGTCCCGGCTTGGAGGATTTTCGTAGTACATGCCAGCCCAGGTAATCAGAGAAACGTATTTAGACATATTCACCTCATGACCGACTCAAACTCTACAAGCTGAGCCGGTTTAAATCTGATTATTGAAAATCACTCACGCACTTAAAGTCAGAAACTTTCACTATCTCACCGGCGGTCTTGCCTGCCTCTTTCCCTTTGGAAAGCATCTTTTCACACTGAGCGCTCGTCAGCCGTTCCTTCGTCATGTGCGTCCATGTGACAGGCAGACCACCCGGTTTTAAGATTGTCGCGGTTACTTTGTACATGGCTGAGCTTCAGCGTTGCATTTATCCCCGGCACTGAAATCACTTAAAACTACAAGCGCCACACGGCGCCTTATTTCAGCAAATAAGCCGCTACTTTTACGTTGGGAGCCGGTGTCCATAGCTGAAAAAATATCCGCAACAGTAATTTCAGACAGTGGGCGGGAAAGGGTATACCCACCACCCGGGCCGCGATGAGGAACGATGAGTTTTGCCTTGCGTAAATCGGATGCCAACTGCTCCAGGTAGCTGATCGAAAGACAGGTCACCCTGGAGATTGCCGTTAGCGTTTGCGGTTTGTCAGTTAGGGCCAGCAAAATTGCTGTAGCTGCATCGTGCTTGCTTGAGATTTTCATACGCTTGCCTCGACCTTCCCAATCGACTTAGCCAGGGTCATAGCCATGGCGGCAATATCATCAAAAGTACCGATACAAGCTGGGTTAGCACATAAGCCCTTCAAAGCCGCGATGGTTAACTGCTGCTGGTAAGATAAGGTGGCCATATTTACAGTAACTGGTGTGCTGGTAGGAAATACTGGTATCACGTTGCCGGATTTTGGCTCCTTTTGGTTGCCATTTACCTGTTTCTTGTCCGCAGGGGCGCTACTCTGGCCAGTTTGGTCCATTTCAATAACCGTAGCGGTTTTATCAGGGCCAGCATTAAGCTCTTCAACCGCTGTTCCTGTAGAAAGTGCTGGATCATTACTGGCTGTCTGTATTTGCTCGATGCCGCACGCTGCTGCAACGATGCCTGCTGCAGGATGCTCATGATCGGTTTCAGTGAGTGTTTTGTTTAGGTAGTGCATCAGTTTGCCCGGGGCAAGTGGTAGACCTTCCGGAGCACATTTAACTGACTGGATGACGGAGGCTCGAGAATACTGCAGGCATTCTGGCACGTTGCGCCACGCGTCTTGCCACTGTGGAAAGGGTTTCTCTTTTGTATTGATGATTTCACGTGCGCGGTTAACGATGCTGCCGGGCAAGTTGTAAATATCAAAATCCATTGTTCGGCCGAGGAGCCCGAGTGCAACTTCAAGTGCCAAAATGTCATGAGTCATGGTAAATCCCGTGCCTCGATCTGTCTTATTCAGGCCTTTAGCATCCGGGGACGTCAATTTTTGTTCTGATTTAAAGTCGCGGTTCCCCTTTATCCAGGCTTGCATCATCAGGCTACGATCGATGTGTTCAGTACTAGCGTACTTCTTCATGAAAGTGAGCATGTCATTGAATGGTGGAGCTGGCTTATCAGAAGGGAAGATGGTTTTAACGCTATCGATGATGGTGAAAAGATTGAAGTCGCTATAGTCCTTCAGCTCATTGGTATTCTCACAAGCCAGCATCAGGTTTTGAGTGAATTTATTATCTGTATCCATCTCAAGAGCAACGATGGCGGTCAGTTGCTGTTGATCCACATGATATTGATATCCTGTGCTGATGTAATGAGCCAGCACACGATGACGAAAGGAGAGTGTCGCGACTGTTTTTAAGACTGGGGGGCTGGATTCCTTGACTGTCTCGACTGCTGTTGAACATTCGCCGCTTACACTGGGTTGGAGCAGGTTCCACGTAATATTATCTTCACCCAACTGGTAACGGTCGCACCAGGTATCATCCAACACTTCTGCCAGAGGCATATCATCAAATGCGCAATATTCCGTACGAGTTGGAGAGAAATAGTCTCCACCTTTACCCGTCTCAATATCAGCATCATCCAGAATAACCATAACCTTGCGTTCTGCGGCTAATTCATTCTTGGCCTCAATCCAGATAAAGAGATGTTTTTTGCCGCTAGTTTTCTTTGCTTTGATTAGATAAGAAAAAACTTCCATTTGATTACCCTTTGATGTTAGTAGCGAGAGATTCCGGCGCGAGCGTAAATAGTTTTACGATATACTGAACGCACTGATTTTTTTCTTAAATGCTCTTTATAACAGTTGGTGTCGCGACAAAAATATTTGGTGTGAAAACCCATTCGACCGCGCTCCTGACATGAAAGCATTTCTGATTCGTCATGTTGTTTATTACAATTAGAGCAATATTTCATTTATGCACCTCAATTCGTTTCTTAGATAACTCTTCTGCATCTAAAATAAGGAACCAAATTCGAGCTATTTCATTTAAAGCAGCTCCATTAGTTTCGAATTTTTCATGCGTGATCCCTTCCGGGAATTTAACTTGTGCGTTACCCGTATTATCAAAAGCTACATACGCAAACACGTTTTCACATGTGATAACCTCGGCTACATTTCCGGTAATTAGATTTAACGTGAAGACTTCTGGATTAAACATCATCGCTCCTGGTTTGATTTATCAGTCTGGACACTACGTAAGTGCACATACTGATAAATGCCCCGCTTCGCGGGGCGCAAGGTTTAGCGCGATGTCATAAAGGCAGTTGCGGCCAGAACTCCAGCGAAAGAACTGGAACTGCGAGTTTCGGTTTCAACTAAGTCGATTTTAGATTTTTCGAGCCCAGAATAGTGCTGCATTAAGTCTTTCAGCGCACAGCTAACACAATGGACCTCATCCATTAATCCATTGTTGGTAAAGGGGGTGACGCAATGCACATCGGCATCATTGTCCTTTTCGATAGAAATAAAGCCAAGGATAGTGTCACCGATTGAAGCTTCAATAACATCCTTAGTTGGTGATTTAATAACGCACTCAAGATGCAATTCAATTAACAGGTTTAGTTTTTTCATAATATATCATTCTCTTTGTTCAGGTTGCGGAATTCCCTGCCAAATAAATGGCATGAATTTAAATTGGGTAAATCACTCTATGCGGTTATCAGACTCATCATCACAGGAATCAACTTCCAGCATAAAGAAGCCGATGAAGTAAATATATACAAGGAATAATAGGGTGCAGACATTCCCTGCAATTAATTTCACTGTGTCCAAGTCCATCTATAACCTCGCTGGTACCTCGCCATTCATATTAACTATGCCGTCTACCGGGTAACAATTTCCCGAAATATGCAGTTCGTTGGATGATTTCATGCATTCAGAATAAGTTGGGTAAACATCAATGACCGACTCCTGCACCTCTCCAGTGGTTAAATACGTCGTTAAAACTAATGCGAATAATGTTCCGGTCATAAATCACCAGGTTGTTAGATGTTCGTGAGATTCAGAGTCAATTTCAGCTTGTTGTTTGTCAGCATCACATACAGTCTCGGCGCTGTGCTGGTCGTGCAGGTATTGTAGGTCGAGAACTTTCACATCCTGATAGGGCTTAACCATGAGTTTCTCCTTTGGTTGATGTGCCTGTCTTTTTATCACTTCAGGCTCGGTGGTATCCTTACGGGAGTTCAAACCAAGTAAGGAAAACTAATGACTGACAAAATCATACCCATTTGCCCTAACTGCCGTGGTAAGCGTATTAAACTTTTCACCCAAGACTATTCCCCTGAGGGTATACGGCTGATGTCTTGTGCTGATTGCCACGAAGTGATCGAAGAAAATGTAGTCTTTGAGTTCAGCAAAAAAATGGCTGTTAAAGACGCTGAGTAAATCAGCTTCTGCAGGGAAGGCCGCCTGAAGCGAAGGTAACAGCGCTTCGTATAGAGCCTTCCTTTTCCTGTCTATTTCTTCACTACACAATCTGCAGAAAAAGTAATCGGCCACTCTGATAGTCAGAATTTTCATTTCAGCTCCGCTTTTCGTTCTGGTCACATCGGTAAAAGCACAGAGCATTGCTTAAGCTCCAGTTCGCCTCTTCCATGTAGCGGTACGCCGTTTCCCAATTGGCGGCTGTCTGACGTATGAATACATCTACCAGCTCCTTCTTGCTCATCACGTACCCCCCCCTTGTTTGCCCTTAAGCCAGGCTGGCTGAACGTTTAACACTTATCGCGCCGTTGTTATCGCGTTGCTTGATGTGGTCACTATAAGCACCGTGCTTATATTTATCAATAAAAAGCTGTCATTAATTTTAAGGTTAATACTTACGTTGTTGAATTTTAGGCGTAAAAAAACCGCCTGACGGCGGTTTGTGAGAGATGTGGGGGAGTTAGTCTTTTTTATCGGAGCCAGGGTTAACGTATTTGGAGTAATACTCCCGTAGTTCCTGAAGTCTCATTTCAAAAGCAAGCAGCATGTTGTTTCTTTCTATGGGAGGGAACTGATTAAAAACTTTGAGTAGTCTTTGCTCTTCAGCTGTGAGTTCCCCTTCCTGCTTACCTTCTCCCAGCAGCCAGGATAACGATACATCGTATTCAGCAGACAGTTTGGCAGCAGCTTCTTTACTGATGCTGCCTCTTTTAAACCAGCCATTGACTGACTGCGGGCTCACCCCTGCCACTCTGGCAAGTTCGGCCTTCGAGACACCCTTGCTCTTTACGAGTTCGTTAAGCCTTTGGGTGATGAGCGGCACATCATTCATATCGATAGTTTTCATACGCAAAGTATAAACAATGTGTTTACACTCCATCAATTCGCAATGTGTTGACACTTTATAAGCAAAATGCTTATGATTGTTTTCGTTGTCAATACTAGGGTTATTTATGAACGGATTAGAAGCGGCGATTAAAGTCGCTAAAAACCAACGTCAACTGGCAAAGCTCATAGGTACATGGCCACAGACGGTAAATCGATGGGTCATTCGCTATAAGGGTGTAGTTCCAGCTGACTGGATATTGCCGATTTACAGAGCTACCGGCGTTACACCTCACGAATTGAGACCGGATCTTCATCCCACACCAACCTCGGGCCTGCCATCTGAATCACAGAATAACGCTGCGAACGTTTAAGGACTGAGTTATGCAAATCAAACATGAATTGGTTCGTGATGTTATTCGCACATGGGCAGTTGGTATCAATCGTGAAAATGTTGGGCGCGCTGTAGCAACTGAATATTTTCTCCTTGGGGGCGGAGATCTTCGGCTGCTGCCGGTGAACGAACCCGGTGCTGGCCATGTTAACCAGCAAAACCTGTTTCGTTGGTTGGATAGTGACACGGACAAAGCAAAAGCGAAGGTTCGCCAGCTGTTGCCCGCAATCCTTAATGCGTTACCTCGACAGCTTAGTGCACGTTTGGTGCTGGCCAACTCAATGGAGTTCCGTGCGATCCAAATGGCCAGAACGGCCCTGGATGATGCGGCGGATGCTTATGTTGCAGCCACAGTTGTTGATGTGGTCAATCACTATTCCAGTGGTTATGTCGCCAATGGGGCAGCAGAGATTTTGCACTGATCTGGAGATGGGTATGAACAGATTGCAGGACCGCTTTCGCAGCGTTTTACAGAGAGATACTCGAGCCCATGTCCCTGCAGCAAGTGAATCTAATCCGCTGCCTGGACAGTGTTACCAAAACCACTACGGGCATGTCGTTAAGGTCCACGCTGTAACCATTAAGGCCGTGATGTACATGCTCGAGGGCTATGGGGAGATCTGTGAATTAAGCCGCGAACAGTTCAAACGGAAATTCGCAGAGGTTCGGGAGTGATTGTGACTTTTGAGAGGCTTAGATGGGCGCACTAATTCAGCTGCTCGACAGGCCTATCGCTTACCAGCCATCTTTTGCCCGCTTGCGTGCAGGGAATATCAAAGTGGGTCCGGTAGGTGCGGTTCTGCTTTCCCAGTTCGTCTACTGGCACAACAGAATGGATGGTAAATGGCTTTATAAAACGCAGGTCGAGATTGCACGTGAAACGGGTTTGAGTCGTGCAGAGCAGGAAACTGCACGCAAACGGCTAGTTTCTATTGGCGTTCTTGAGGAGAGCCTCAAAGGTGTGCCTGCCACCATGCATTACCGGATAGATTCTGACCGTCTCGAAGCTCTTCTCATCGAGCTAACCGAGGAAACACGCCAGATTGCGACAACCCCGCAAACTAGATTGCGGCAACCTCGCAAACAAGTATGCGGGATTCCAGCAAACAAGATTGCGGCAACCCCGCAAACAAGTATGCCGGGATCCCCCGAACAGGTTTGCGGGGATCCCGCAAACTTTCCTACAGGTTATTACTCAGAGAATACACAAGAGACTACACAGAGAGATTGTCAGGCAGACGAGCAGCCTGACGATTTTGATGATCCGGCCTTGCTGGTTTTGAGTCACCTGAATAGAACGACCCGGTCTGAGTTCCAGGAGGGGAAAACGACGATGGGATTTATTACCGGGTTGCTGGAGGGCGAATACGTTGCGAGGGAGTTAATCCTGGTGACGGATTATCTGACCGACTGCTGGGACGGCGACCCAAAGATGGGCCAATACCTCCGACCGTCGACCATGTTCAATCTGGAGAATTTCGAGGGTTACCTGCCGCTGGCGCGCAAATGGGAAACAGAAGGGCGCCCGCCACGAAATGTGCCCGACATTGACCACGAAGAACGGGACAAGGCCTACCGGCGATTTTTGGGGCAGAGTCCGGATCTGATCGTAAAAACTGTCCTCGAAATCAATGTCAGAAAACAGGCATCACTTTCAAATGCCGGCCAGCTTTCACCAGAAGCATCGAGGCGGGTCTGGAACAGGATCTGGGCCGATCAATCGGAGCGAATTCAACAGGAACGAGTATGAAAAACATTCTTGAAGCACTTAGCAAAATGGGGAAAGCCACGGCACGCGAAATGGCTGCTTGCTTGAAAATCGATGTGAGGGAGTTGTTGGATATGCTCCGCGAACATCAAGACGGCGGAGAAGTTAGTCAGGTTAACGGATACTGGCAACTGACGGCTGACAGTGGTGTGAAGCAAAGCGACACGCCTGTAAACGCGCCTAAAAGATCGTATCCGAAACGGGTAAAAACCACAGAGCCGACAGTGGCCCCAGTTGTCATAAAAATCAATGAAACCATACTGGCCGCGCTGATGAATGAACATGGTGCTCTGACTACGGAGAGGATGGCCGCGCTAACAGGCACAACGGTAAGGGGGGTGGCGTCCACACTAGCGAGAGGGGTTAACAAAGGGAGAATTACGCGAGTGAAAAAAGGGAGTGTCTTTCACTTCTCGCTCAGCTGCAACGATGGTACTCAGGTAGAACAAGAAACTGTCGAAACTGCTACCGAAACCGACACTCTGCCAGTCGCGACGAATGCAGCGAAAACCAGTTCGTTCGTTGATTCCATACCGCAGCTGCTTCACGAGAAAAAGCAGCTAATGGTTATGACACCCAAAGTTGTGGCCAGTGAAATCCGTAAAACTAAATGCCGGTTAGTGCAGCTCGAAAAACTTCGTGTTGCAGTCATCAATCAGGCTCGCCTGCAACGCTCTTTGGGATTACTTGAATGACCGATGCTGATATTCAATTATGCCCGAAAGGGACCCGGCCTTTTTTCACTGAGCGTCGCGCCGGTGGGCTCGTAAGGCGCCAGATTATCCTGAAGTGCAACTGCGGTTGCCATCGCGTGGCGAAAATACACAACGACAGTCGTCCGGATAAAGCAAAAGCCCGGGCAGCGGTCATTCAGGAATGGAACAACGACATGGGAGTAGGTGGGTGACCATTGATATGACGGGCTGGGGGTTAGTTAGTGCGTGAGTCTCTGCCCGATTACTCAGCAAATGCCCCGGCCTACGACCGGGGCTGTATCGCTAACTGTTACTGTCCATGGCATTCAGTTCAAACTGTCTTCTGAGCTCTTTGTAAAATGAGATAGCAGTACATCGAAGCTCTGGAGCCATCCAGCTTATATCGAGATATAACTCATCCACTCCGCGAATTAAATCTGATCGAGTAATGAGAAAGTTTATCGGTGACACACCCAGAATAGTGCAGATGCTATCTCTCTCTTTGAGCGTCATTGCCGTTCGTCCGGACATTAAGTTTCTTACCCGGTTATAGGATATGTCACTTAGATGGGCGATTTGGAGAAGCGTAATCTTCTGTTTAGTCATTTCTGATTTGATTAGTTTTACCGCAGGGTGCATGAGAGTTACCTCGTAAGGCATTTGAGCATTTCAGGGCATCTTGGGAGGGAATGTGTATGTATCAAACAATTTGGCCTCGAAAAGAGGCTTTATGCGCATATGTTGCGCAACCTGGCGTTATTTGACGCGTGTCAATTTACAAACCAGAGTCACAGGGTAAGAATGCAATCCATGCTGGCGAGATAAAATCCTGAATAAATAAATTATCGTAGAGTTTAAATTTAGTATCTCGTCATGGTTCTTGATTGTTATCTGGGTTTTGGTTATGAATGAGAATAAAGTGCTAAACGCTATCCGTATTCCTGGACGTTACGAAGTCTATTCCCGCCCTGATGGCACTTATGTTGTACTCCCCATACCCGTCGGCTACATCCTCATGAGTGTTGAATCCAATAGACAGATAGTTAGCGAGAACGCTGCAAACAAGGACTGGTATCAAGTATAATGCAGGGGTCAGCCTGAACAACTGACAACACTTATCGCGCCATCGGAGACCGAGATGGCGCACTATCAAAGAAACCTAGTATTCCTGTCACTGACGTATTCTGGCGCCAGTGTATTTTTGCGTTCAGTGTTTGCCCATGGGGGTGAACAGTGAGAAAAGCAGAACGCGAACACCTTTCCCGTATAGCCTCCACAGGCTGTATCGTCTGCCGCAATCTGGGCTATGGCGAAACACCGGCTGAAATTCACCACGTTCGTAGCGGTCAGGGTATGTCCCAACGTGCCGATAACTATTCTTCGATCCCACTATGTCATCCTCATCACCGCACCGGCGGCCATGGTGTTGCTATCCATGCCGGAAAGCGCACATGGGAATCGAACTTCGGTACCGAACGGAGCCTGCTCAAGCAGATGAATGCAGAGCTGGGAGTCGACGTATGATCAACTCACAGTTACTCGAGTATGCGCGAATTGAACTCACCAGTGCGCTGGCAGACTATTCCGGAGGAACGAAAGGGCAGCTTGAAGCTTTTGCGGAACATCCACCTGCGGATAAGAATATCTACCCACGGCAATTCATGCATAAAGTTGAGCTGGAAGGGGGGCGCAAAGTAAAGGCGGATAACTCAGCTTTGTATGTGATGGAAACCCGCAGTCGCCGCCGGCCCTCTCCGCCAATGCGTGAAGATGAGTTTGCTTTATGCACTTGGCGACGAGCAATTTTAAAATTAAATGAGAGTAAAAAATCTTGGGTGATGTATTGTTATGGTAATGACCTAAGTTATTCACATCAAATGATAATTTGCCAACATTTGTGGAGTAAATATCACGCTCTTAATAGTAGTAAAAACACACCTAGGCTGAGAAAATGTCTTGCAGCCCTTACATGGCTGGCCGTTCAAGATGTTGCAGCAAAAAACAAAAATGTCCAATACAAGGAGTATGCTGCTACTACATTAGCCAGTTTAATGAGTGTGCATCGTGACACTTGGTACACCAACTTTGCTTCTGCCTGGACTGTGTTAAAGGAATTAGCACGCTCACTTGATATGGAGGCGTTGTGCGAAGTAGAACTCACTGTTAGTGAGTGTTATAAAAAAATTGCTGATTATCAAGAGGGCTTATAATGCGGTTAGAAGAGATTGAAGTTTCACTGGATGGGTTTGAACATCTTGATTTGAATAAAATCCTGTCTGGAACAAATTGCGGGCTGTTTACAGAAATAGAGATGACACTTGCCGCTTACGAGGAAAATCCCGAACTTTGCTTGCTTAGGGTTGCATGTTCAATATATTTTGATTCATCTCTTCCTCAATCTCCATTTAAACCAAAGTTTGTTTTTGAAGGACGCAGAGGGATACTCCCAGAAGATTTCAGAGAAGAACAACTTCAGATTCTAAATGAATATTATATAAAAATAGAAAATGCTGAATTACGAGCTCGTTTGGCAGATATATTGTGGGTCACAAAAACTGGCGGAGTTACTAATGCATATGTTGCAATTGATTCATACTTGGAATCAGCAAAAAAGCTAGCATCTAGTTCTGAATCATGTGGTTATACATTTCAACGTATTGAACGAGCTTTACGCCTAAGTAATATGTTTCGCAGAGAAAAACAAAGGCCAGATTTATTTAATAAGGTGTCGGAATTGTTACTTCATGAGTTTGAATTGAGTAAGGCGGGTGGTAATTTTTATTACACCCTAAAACTACTTGCTCTATGTAATAATTTTGGGATTAACTCTGATGAATGGAACTATGAACAATTAATTTTGCTAGCTGAGTTTGCTGAAAAGGCTGGCGGGTTTGATGGCGCAATTAGTGCTTACGAAATAGCTATTGATGTTTCGTTGTCGTTACGTGATAAGGAAAAAGAAAATTCCTGTTGGAAAGCCCTATCAGATTGCCATGTCAAATATGCTAAAAATGAACAAACAGGGCTAATTACTTCGGGGCGACTGCTGAAAGCAATTGATGCCCTTGCTAAAGTTCCTGGGACTAAAAAACAGCGCTTAGAATTATATGAAGAAATGAGAGAGCACCAGGTTGAATCTCTCAACCATCTTGGTCGTTATATTTCGGAAGAACAAGATATCTCCAAACTCGTAGAATATGCGGTTGAAAGGGTTCAAGGTGTTGATTTTCAAGATATCATCTTCAGGTTTGCTACTGTTTCTCAGCCTGTTGATTTGGTCCGTCTTAAAGATGAAACGCTCACGAGAATGCCCTCAAGCTTTACTTGGATGTTTGGTTCTAAGCACTTAGATCATCAAGGTATGACCACTGCTGTTGTCGCTGGTGGGGAAGGCCCTGGTGAAGATGACGTTGGTGGTAAATGCTGGGAAGAAATGATGAAAAATTTACAAATACATCATCAACTTTCTGTTGAAGGGGAAATTATTCCTGCATTAAATGAGATAAATAAAAAGCTTTACATTACACATTCTGGCATCGAGTGTTTTTGTAATAATCATCCTTTTATTCCTGATGGGCATCAGGAGTTTTTTATCAAAGGTCTGTTAGCTGGATTTGAAAAAGATTTTTTGACGGCATGTCACTTGTTAATTCCGCAGGTGGAAAACTCGCTTCGCTATTTGGTAAGGCAAAGTGGAGAAGAACCATCGACACTCCATGGTGATGGGTCGCAAGAAAGAGATGGGATTAAAGCAATGCTTAATCACTCCTTCATAATTGAACGGCTAGGAGTTAATCTAACTAGCGAGCTTAAGATCATCTTGTTAGATAAGATATATGGAGATTTAAGAAATCAAATGTCACATGGCTATGCACCATCTTCAAGTTACAGAGGTTTTTCAGCTGCATATTTTTGGTGGTTGGTTTTGTTTATTATAATGGCTCCTTATTCATCTTCGTGGAAAGAGAAATATAATACAGAAGGTTAGTGGGAGTTATGTTGTGAATTGATAGTATCTAGGTTCTGCTGTCTTGCGAAATGCTACCTCATAAGCACTTGCAAAATCCGACACATTATGACATCGTGAGGGCTAATTTTGATATGTTGCCAAAGTTACAGAAACCCGCCAAGTGCGGGTTTTTTGCGTTTACCGTTCACTAAAAGCGCTGGTGGTCACAAACCTGCATTCATTTCTTGCTGGGTGTTTTGTTAAGAGTTACATGTGTGTCAACACACGTAGACGGGAACAAAAACATGCTAAATCAGCAGGATATGACCAATAAAGCCACGAAGGTTTATAACGCACTGGCGAGTGAACCGGCGAGCGTTGGTGAAATTGCGCAGAACACGAATTTATCCCAGGCATGTTGTCAGCTGATCCTGACTCAACTTGTGATGGCGGGGTTATCGGACTGCCAGAGGGGATGCTACACACGCCTCCAGTAACTGAGGGGGCTTTCTTGTTGTGAAATGGGCGGCTGATGGATGTTGGTAGCATTCCACCAGTCATTCGCTCATGTAAAGAGGTCACAAGCGAATCTGGGCCCACCGCTTTAGCGCTAAAGCAGGGGGAGCCTAGCAGACGGACGCTTACTGATCCATGAAAAATACTGTGAATATAAACAGCGCTGATTTATTCAACGCTGATTGCCTGCACGTTCTTTCCTCACTTCCCGAAAATTCAATTGACCTAATTGTTACCGACCCGCCTTATTTTAAGGTGAAACCTGACGGCTGGGATAACCAGTGGAAGGGGGATAAGGATTACCTGCGCTGGCTGGATAGCTGCCTGGTTGAGTTCTGGCGCGTTCTTAAGCCCGCCGGAAGTCTTTATTTGTTTTGTGGCCATCGTCTGGCGGCTGATATCGAACTGCTGATGCGACAGCGCTTCAACGTGCTGAATCACATCATCTGGGCCAAACCTTATGGTCGCTGGAATGGTTGCAACAAAGAAAGCCTCCGGGCGTATTTCCCGGCGACCGAGCGCATTCTGTTTGCTGAACCTTACGCCGGACCATATAAACCGGATGGCTATTCCTCTAAGTGTGACGAGACAAAGCGCTGCATTCTGACCCCGCTGATTGATTACTTCTGCAATGCACGCCAGGCGTTGGGCGTGACGTCGGCGCAGATAGCCTCAGCGACGGGTAAAAAGAACATGGTTTCGCACTGGTTCGGTGCCAGCCAGTGGCAGTTACCCAGCGAAGCGGACTACCAAAAACTTCAGTGCCTGTTCACTTCGATTGCCCGGGAAAAATTCCTGCACAACGAGCTGAGTACTCCACACCACCAACTGGTTGTTGAGTACCACGCGCTAACCCGAAAATATTCCGAACTGGTGGAAGAATACAAGGTGCTGCGACGCCCGTTCTCCGTCTCGGCGGCTGTGCCGTATACCGATGTATGGACACATAAACCGGTTCAGTTTTATCCGGGAAAACATCCGTGCGAAAAGCCAGCCGATATGCTGCAGCAACTTATCACCGCCAGCAGCCGGCCGGGCGATGTTGTTGCTGATTTCTTCATGGGGTCGGGTTCGACCATAAAGGCTGCCATGCAGCTGGGTCGACGCGCTATTGGTGTAGAGCTTGAAGAGGAACGCTTTAGCCAGACAGTTGAGGAAATTAAGGGCAGGGTAGTTAAACCATAAAAATCACACAGGCTCGCTTCGGCGGGCCTTTTTATTACTTTCACACAGCACCCCGACAACGGAGGTGTGGACATGCATCGTATGAATGAACAATCAGGTAATGCCTTAACCCAGCTATTTGCCTGGCTTGCAGCCTTATCGGCAGCGCTGGGGCTGTCAACTCAGGACCTCGTGTTCATGATTTTTGGTCTGGTCGGCGTGGTTCTCTCACTGGCTTCATTTATTTCTGGTCGGCTGGATGCTCACAAACGCCATAAAGAAGATGAGAAACGGACTGAGTTGCTGGAGAAATACTTCGAGGACGTTCGACAGCTCCCGCCTGATGAACGTCCATCGAGCGTGCAGGTCGTAACGGATGCCATTAACAGGATTAGCACCCATGCTAAATAAAAAAGTAGGGGCCACCGGGATTGTCTGCTCGGTCGGGGCAATCATTGCCATTGTGCTGAGCTCAGGGAATATCCGAACAAACGAGCGAGGACTGGAGCTTATCGGTAATGCTGAATCCTGCCGCCGTGCTCCGTATGTTTGCCCTGCAGGTGTCAGTACCGACGGTATTGGCAACACCCACAATGTGAAGCCGGGAACCCGAAAAACGGATAAGCAAATCGCCAGCGACTGGGAAAAGAACATCCAGGATGCTGAGCGTTGTGTGAATGGTTACGGGAACGGCAAAAACCTTTCAGACAACACTTTCTCTGCGGTGACTTCAATCACGTTCAATGCCGGCTGTGGCTCAATGCAGAAGTCCACTATCTTCCAGATGCTGCGCAGTGGCCAGTATGTGGATGCATGTAATCAGTTTCCTCGCTGGGTATATGCAGGGGGCGTCAAATTGACGGGGCTGGTCACGCGGCGTGATGCGGAGAAACAACTCTGCCTGGACGGTCTATGAAGATGCGCTTCCAGTTGTTGCTCACGCTATTCGTGATTTGTCTGGCCGGTGGTCTGGTCTATTCAGCTGACTACTACCACAGCAAATATCAGGACGAAAAGAAGCGTGCTGATGAAGCTATTCAGGATGCGGAATCAGCCAAAGCTATCACGTCCAACGTTCTGCGTATTGTCGCTATTACTAACACCGTTCTGGAGGCAAACCAGCATGCTAAGCAGCAAATCGCACTGGAGTCACAGAGAGCCCAGGCTGATATCAAAGTGGCTGTTGCGAATGATGATTGCACTAACCGTGCTGTTCCTGCTGGTGCTTCTAAGCGGTTGCACGACTACGCGGACAGTTTACGTAACAGTTCCACCAGTACCTCTACCAGCCAGCCTGACCGCTGAGACGCCACAACCCGCAATCCCTGACCCGCTAACATGGGGCGCAAGCCTTGACCTAAACGTTAGCGTGCTGGCAGCACTGGGGCAGTGCAATCGCGACAAGGCGGATATCCGTCAAATTGAGTTAATCAAACAGGAAAAGAACGATGGAAAAGCCAACCCTTGAGAGTTTCATGAAGAAAGCCTTTGAAGCAGGTCATATCGACCTTCACGCTCGAGTTTATCTGGGCGACGGAAAGGTGCATTTCTACATCCACGAACAAGGGCATGCTAGCCAGACGCTGGATTTTGAAGTGAATGGTAATGAGATTGCTTTAAAAGCCAGTACCTGAAGCCATTACAACGCTCATCTACGGGTGGGCTTGATAATGGTTTACTGCGGCGACTTTTGTTCGCTTGAAACGTGTTGCTTCAGTAGCTGAAGCATACCGCGTGACAGCCAGGATATAGCCAGTAGAAAGGCCACACCAAATATCCAAGGAATATTTGAGCCCCCAAAATAGTTGTCCCCAATTTGTCTGCTCACCGTGAGACAGGTGTATACGGTGGCAAGGGTGTACCAGCAATTAAAAATTTCAAACTTAATAGGTAGCTTGATAGACATATAAAGGCTCATTATTTGTGTGTGTTAAATGACTATCCGCTTGGCTTGAAAAATAATCAATAGTCATCACAAAGGCCACTTACGAGTGGCTTTTTTAATGGTTTTAACTTCAGGTACAGAATTATGGCAAAACCGGACTGGGGGGCTCTTCAGCAGCGGTTCCTGTCCGACCACGCCAGAACGAACATTTCCCCGAGCGAATGGTGTGAATCGCAGGGACTGAATTACGCAACGGCTCGCCGATACATCAAGAAACCTGCTGCACAGAGTGCGCAAAAAACTGCGCAGAAGAAAATGCGCAACTGCGCAGTATCTACAGGTACGGATAACCCCGGACGGTCACCAAAAGACAAGCCCGAACTCCCGGTAAAGCCGACTGTTAACGAACCCAATAATTTCTCCAGCATCCCTGATGAACTGGGGCTCTCAGAGCGTCACAGAGTATTCGCTGAGTATATTGCAGAGGGCAAGGCTCTTGTCGAAGCATACCGCCTGGCAGGCTATCAGGGAGAGGGTGCAACTGCGCACTCCAACGCATCCCGGATGCTTAGAAATGCCAGGGTTAGCTGCGCAGTTCGCTTTCTTCGCGACCAGCGCCAGCGTCGGTTGTCGCTTACCGAAAATGAAATCATTCATCAGCTCTCCTCCATTGCCAGCGCAGACCCCAACCAGCTTGTTCAGTACCGGCGGCTTAACTGTCGTTATTGCTGGGGAGAGCGGCATCTGTATTTCTGGCGGGACATTGAGGAGTTTGATAAGGCGGCTGAAAAGGCCAGCGAAGACGGTAAGCATGAACCCGAGTACGGCGGTATCGGTTTCGTCGGGACGGCGTACCCCAATCCCGAATGCCCTAAATGCAATGGAGAAGGGGAAGCGCAGCTGTTTGTCGCAGACACCACACAGCTCGATGGTCCCGCACGTTGGCTGTATGCCGGTATCAAACAAACACAGCATGGAACAGAAATGCGCATGGCAAACCAGGAAGCTGCGAGGCGAGATTTGCTGAAACTGCTGGAAGCGAAAAAGTCGGGTACTGGTAGCGGGATCGCTAAACGAGGCGTGACCGATTATTCCCCGAATGATTACCGCAATGCCCAGACACAGCTGGGAGATGGTCTTAAGGATCTCGACTGATGAAAATACTGGAGTGGGAAGATTTAGACTTTCCTATGCGTGTTGCTGTTAAAACCCGGTCTGAGAAATCGTTTTTAAACTTTACCAGGTTGTGGTTTGAGTTGTTGGGCGGTCAGCGGATGATGGTTAACTGGCATCACCGCTTAATGGCTTCAAAGATAGATGAACTGATTGCGGGCAGACTGCAACCGAGCAACCTGATAGTGAACATCCCCCCGGGTGGCACCAAAACCGAATTCTTTTCGATTCACCTTCCCGCCTACATCAATATGCTGGTGCAGACAGAAGAACTTATCCGCTTTCGAAACCTGAATATTTCCTATGCTGACTCACTGGTAAAACGTAACAGCCGTCGAACCCGGGACATCATCAACAGCAGGGAGTATCAGGAGCTCTGGCCCTGTAAGTTCGGCATCAATCAGGCGGATGAATGGGAGATCGTCAACGAGAAACTGCGCAATGTTGGCCAGACGGTTTCCCGCTCCAGCGGTGGACAAATTCTGGGTGGCCGTGGAGGGTACGCCGGGCCTGATTTTTCCGGTTTCGTCCTTCTTGATGACTACAACAAAGCTGATGACATGTTCTCAGCATCCCGGCGCGATACAGCCAACCGTCTGCTGGTCAACACCATACGCTCACGCCGTGGTGATAAGTCCCAGTTTCACCCCACACCTTTTGTCTCGATACAACAGCGCCTGCATATGGACGACGCCACTGGCTTTATGCTGCGCGGCGGCATGGGTGTGGATTTTCACCATGTGGCGATCCCGGCGCTGGTCAGTGAAGAGTACATCGACAGTCTGCCGGAACGCTGGCGAACGTTGTGTTGGGCTCAGGTTAAAAATACTGAGTCAGTGGTGGTTGCCGGTGTGCGCTACTGGTCGTACTGGCCAGAAAACGAATACATCGGGGATTTACTCAAACTCTGGGAAAGCGATGAGTACACGTTTCTTTCTCAGTACATGCAAAACCCACGGGCGCTGTCTGGTGGCCTGATTGATACGGCCTGGTTTCAGCGTTATGAGACGCTGCCGGTGCTGCGTCATCGCGCAATATACGTGGACACCAACTCAGGCAAAGTTGAGGACTACAACGATTACACCGTCTTCACGCTGGTGGGTGTGGGAGTAGACGGCAATCTCTACATCATCGATTCAGTGCGTGGTCGCTGGGACCCGGAAGACCTGCTTCAGCAGGCGATAACACTCTGGGAGAAGTGGAAGCCCACCAATCCACGCCAGCCAGCTCGCTTACGTCAGATGGGTATCGAGGATAAACAGGCCGGTCAGGGCTTAATCACCACACTCAAAAAACGCAAAAGCATCCCGCTGTTAGAAATTCCCCGTGGCGCTGGCCAGAACAAACTGGTGCGCTGCCTGAACGTCATCCCGGAAATTAAAACAGGTCGGGTATTCATCCCTGCACTGATGACTGAAGACGGTCGTCGAATCGATAACGTGCGCTATCACGATGGCACGATGGCGGCGCGGACCGACTGGGTATTACCGGCGCTGGCTGAATGCGCTGATTTCTCAGCAGACGACAGTCACGCCAACGACGACATGCTCGACACCTTTATGGATGCAATCGACACCGAACTTATCTCTGGCCTGTCTGCGGGCTACGGAGGATGGAACTAGTGACATGACAGATAAATACGGCGGGAAACCCCGCGTGAAGATGATGAATGACGGGAGCATCGTTCCCACGTTCGACGGTCTGGCCAACGTGATAACCGGTCTGGGTACTGACCGGGACCGCCGCTCTTATAACCGCTTCTCTCTCAGTTCGTTCAACAACTTCAATAACTACTTCGAAATGGAGGCTGCCTATCTGGAGAACTGGATAGCCCGCGCCGTTGTGGATCACCCGGTCGAGGATGCCACACGAGAATGGCGGCGATTTACCGGGGGCAAAGCGGAAGCTATCAGTGACGCAGAAAAGCGCTACGAGCTGCAGGAGAAAACCCAGGAGGCATTTACCTGGGCGGGCGTTTACGGTGGGGCCGGTGTGCTGATGATGACAGACCAGGACCCGGCCAAACCGCTGGAGAGGGATAAAATCAAAAAGGGGTCGCTGAAAAATCTGGTGGTACTCGACCGGACCCTGATATCCCCCTCAACGTATAACCTCAATGACCCGTTGAAAGAGAACTACATGCGGGCAGAAAGTTTTCGCGTGAACGCCGGGACTCAGGAGATTCACCACAGCCACTTTGTCATGGCTTCGGGTGCCGCACTGCCTATGCGTCTGCGTGGAATGAATGCCGGATGGGATGACAGCATTCTGCGGCGCTCTCTTGAAGACATTAAGGACTCCGCTGCGGCGAAAGGCGGTATTGCCTCACTGATTGGCGAAGCCAACATCGATGTTATCTCGCGGGACAATCTCGGTACCGATTTGTCCTCCGGTGACATGGACGAGGAAATCACGACGCGCTTCCTTAACTTCGGGATGATGAAGTCGCTGTTCCGCCTGGCGCTGCTGGACAGCAAAGAAACCTACGAACGTAAACAAATCTCCTTCGGCGGTCTGGGGGAAATTCTCGCGGTGCTGATGGAGTGGACCGCAGGCGCCGCCAGACAGCCTATGACCCGTTTGTTTGGCGTGCAGTCAAAAGGGCTTGGTGACAGCGGCGAGGGTGACTCAAAGAACTACTACAACCGCATCCGGGGTGAGCAGGAAAGTAAGTACCGCAAATTCTTCAGTCCGCTGGATGAAGTGATTATCCGTTCCGCGTTGGGTGACCTGCCCGATGACGTGAAATTCGAGTTCAACCCACTGGCGCTTCCGACTGAAGCCGAAGTGTCCGACCGCAATCTGGCAGAAGCCCAGACCGACGAACTGCGTATTCAGCAGAAGGTGGTGCCGCGCTCCGTTGTATCGAAAAAACTCAAAGAAGGCGGCCAGTATGCCATCGACGATAAATTTATTACCCAGCTTGAGCAGGACGAACAGGCAGAGCGAGACGGGGATTTCCACTTCAGTCTCGGAGAAGCTGAAACAACGGTTGCTGGAGACGTCAAAGTACCGCCGACCGCTCCAGCCGGTGGCACTGAATAGCGACACAGAGAAATTCTATAACGGCCAGCTGCGCGGCATGATCCGCCTGATGGCCAGCAGCGTGCAGGATGTACTGGTGCCGGTGCTGGAACGTTATCAGTCCGTTACCCGTGATGCTGTTTCAACCCGACGCTATACCGCTGACAGTTTCCTGACCGACCTCATCCGGGCCACGCTGTTGCACGCCGCTGAGCGTTTCTATGCTGATGCGTTTGGTTTCCAACAGCGCCGGATGGCTGAACGCGTGGTGAGTCGGGCAGAGTCGGAAAGTTCGGCGGCGTTCGTTGAGCAAATCAACCGGGCGATGGGCGTGGATATTGGCGGGATGATCACCCGGGAAGGGCTGGGCGATTTTTTCGACCTCGCGGTTGAGGAAAACGTCGGGCTGATTAAATCACTCTCGTCTGATTATTTTGACGACATTCAGCAGCAGGTGATGGAAAGCATCCGACGGGGTGACAGTCTGTCCACCCTGACGCGCAACCTGCAAAGCGTGACCGGTGCCAGTTACAAGCGTGCTGCGCTAATTGCCCGCGACCAGACGCTGAAAATTCAGAGCGACACCAACCGCGTGCGGCAGAGTAGCGCCGGTATCAACCGCTTCCGCTGGTCAACGTCACAGGATACGAGGGTGAGCGGCAACCCTGCAGGGAAGTACCCTAAAGCCAAAATCAAATGCTACGTGATATCGCGTGCTGATGTGGGCTACGGACCGGGCGTTTATTTCTGGTCCCGTGGCGCACAGTTCAACGGCGAAACTCATCTTTACCCTGGGCGTGCGCACATCAACTGCAGGTGCGTGGGCATCCCACAAATCCAGGGGCTCGATTACCCATAACCACAGGAAAATGACATGCGGGCAACGGTTACCGACAGGCAGTCTTTCCGCGTCGACTCTCAGCGAATTATCCTCGATAACGGCTATATGTCGGTTCCTGGCCGCGTGGCCCGTTCCGGCATTCAGCAGTACTCGGCGGCAGAGCTGGGGTTAGTGGACAGACCGCCTGACACTTTGATTAATGTCTACCGCCCTCCGGAGGAAGTTTTTAAGGCGGGTAGTCTCGCCAGCTATGACAACGCAGATATCACCGTCCATCACCCTGATGATTTTGTTGATTCCAGCACATTTAAAGATGTGTCGGTAGGTCATGCAACGTCCACAGGGCGGCAGTCCGGGGAGTATGTCGTGGTCGACATGCTGATTAAGGCACAGGACGCGATTGACGCGGTTAATGCCGGTACCGCCGAACTCTCGGCAGGCTACAGCTCTGAGTACCTCCCGCAAACGGGGATCGCGCCGGACGGCACCCCTTACGAATTTATCCAGACCGATATCACCATCAACCATATCGCGTTATGTGACAGCGCCCGCGCTGGCCGTATGGCGCGTTTGTTTGATTCAACACCACAGGAGAACCCCCCAATGCCACACATCACCCTTGATAGCGGCGCTCGCGTAGACGTCGCAGACCAGGCGACGGCCACGCTTATTCAGACCACGCTGGACAGTCTGGTCAGCCGTATCCGCACCCGCGATGAAGAAAAAGAGGACCTGGAGAAAAAGGTCGCCAGTCTGGACGTTGAGCTGGAGAAAAAAGACGACGAACTGGAGGAGGAAAAAGAAAAAACCTCCGATGCTGCCATTCAGGCGCGTGTCGACCAGGTGGTCGATGCGCTCACCGGTGCCAGCCGAATTATCGGTAAGAAGTTCGCCTGCGACTCGATGAACCCGATGGTGATTAAACGCCGTGCGCTGGATGAGGCGGGTATCACATGCCGTAAATACGACAGCTGGCAAAAAGCACCGGATGTTTATGTGTCGGCCTGGTTCGATGCTGAAGAAGAGCGCAAGGAAGAGGACGAAGATCCGGACGACAACGACAACAAGACCCACGACTCACATCGCCGTTTTGCAAAAGACATGACTAACGCCATGACCCGCAACACCGGTGATGCAAATCAGCAGCGCGTCAACGCCCGTCAGAATTTCCTGGATGAGCGCTACGGCAAGAAAGCAGGAGACAAGTAATGGCTATTGCTCAGGACAGCTTTGATATTTTCCGCAGTAACGCCTTTGAGGGGCAGGTGGCCACCATTGAGGTGTGCAAAATCATCTCCCGCATGGTTGAGGGCGATTTTATTCCGTTTGGCCGGGCAGTCATTCGTGGTGCCGGTCGTCGCAGCTGCGCGCCGGTGACGGCGAAAACAGTCGCCAGCGACATTATCGGTTTCACGGTACGCAGCCAGGCGCAGGCCAGCCCGACGATGCCCAACGAGCAGGCCATTTATGCCAGCGGTTACAGCGTCGATTTTGTTGCCTCCGTCATTGAGGACGGACCCATCAAGATGTTGTGCGTGGATGGTGCGCTCGCCGGTGACGTGGTGGAAGTCATTGTGAATGCCAAAGACGATAACCTGGGCCGACTGACTGCCGGAGGTAAGGGCGTCGAGCTGAACATGGTGCGCTGGGTGGATGACGTTGAAGCCGGTTCTGTGGGGGAAATTCGCGTCCACGGTCTGCTGTCGGTCGAAGCCGGCGCTACTCCACCGCCGCCACCAGAACAGTAAAATTTAAAAGAAGAGGAAGAACACCATGCCACGTAATTTTATGGATATGTCCCCGACCGCTGCACTGGGCTTTCTGGTGCAACAGGCGGCGCACATTGAATCGCACGTCTACGAAAAGAAATACCCGCAGCTGAAATACACCGAACTGGTCCCGCTCGACAACTCTGCGGCAGACTGGGTGGAAGTGGTCATGTTCCAGTCCACCGATGCTCGTGGTGAGCTGCAGTTCTTTGGTCCGAACTCCACTGATGTTCCGACCGTGGATATCGCCACCAGTCAGGGCTGGCACGGTATCAAAACCGCTGCGCTGGGTTACACCTATACGCTCGAAGAAATTGGTCGTGCTCAGTTATACGATGTCCCCCTCGATGCGCGCCGGGCGACCGCGGTGCGTGATGTGACCGAGCAGGGTCTGAATAAAACCTATCTCTGGGGCCGTGGTGTGGGGGAAGGACTGTATACCAGTGCTAACGTGACCCGTGAGGCGGCAAAAGCCACGCTGAAAGCCCTGGTGGCAGATATTCCGAAGAACGGGACTCAGCCGATCATCGACTTCTTCGGTAATGCCTATAACCAGGTGTATCTGCATAACACCCGAACCGTTTATCGCCCGTCTGATTTTGTGTTGCCTCCGGAGCAGATGCAGCTCCTGCAGCGCACCATGTTGTCCACCCACAACGCCTCGAACTACACGCTGCTGCAGTTCCTGCGTGAGAACTTCAAAGACATGGCGTTTACCGACGATATCCTGCTGTCGGCCTCGCTACTCGATGACAGTGGCAACCCGCAGGACACGCCACTGAAAGACGACCGCATGATGACCTACTGTAAGGATATGGAAGTGGTCAAAGGTCACGATGTGATGCCCCTGCAATTCCTGGCACCGGCGACCGCCGATAACGTCAATTTCAAAGTCCCGGCCATTACGCGTTCAGGTGGCACTGAATGGCGTATTCCTTCCGCGGCTCACTATGTGGATGGGCTCTGATATGCAGACAATCATTAACTGGACCAAATCACCGGTGGTACTGACCGACGATGATGAAAAGCGCATCACGCTGCGACCGGGCAAATCGCTGTCGTTTAATGGTGACCTGACGGAGCATCCCTGGGTTAAAAACGGCTATCTGGAAATCGGCGGGACCGGCATGAAGGATACCGGGGGAGTGGGTGGCCAGCATGACGATGAAGACGATATTGATGCCGTAAGACTTCGCTATCAGAACATTTTCGGTGAGAAGCCCCATGCCAACACCAGTAAAGCGACGCTGCTCAAAAAAATAGATGAGTGGCAACACCAGGCAGACTAAGCCCACCACCCGGTGGGCTTTTTGTTGGGAGAAAGAAAATGTTTAACCCATTTTTCCCCCCGCACGCCATTTCCCCACGTACGGGGCGTAACTCTGTCGAGATAACCCCCGAGATTGTGGCGAACTTCCGCGCTTACTACCCGGCGTTTGCCGACTCCACACGCTGGCCAGATGATTTGATTGTCCGGGCGCTGGAGGAAGCCGACGCTGAAACCGGGCCGCGCTGGAAAGTGTACCGGGCTAAACCAGCCACCATTAAGGCGCGGGGCATGTACGCGTATGCGGCTCACAGGTTAATCATGTGGAAGCGGGCTGAAGAGGAAGAAGACGCCGGGGCACTCTACGCCGTGTCGTCTAAAAGTGTGGGGGATGAATCGACGTCCTTCGCTGTGCCGTCAGTGACGGCCAATGACCTGACGCGTGACGGTGATTTACCCATGACTCAGTACGGCGTTGAGTTCCTTCGTCTGCGCAGTCGTGCCAGTGCGGGGCCATCCATCGTATGAATATTAATACTGAGGTTCGCGGTGGGGAAAAGCTCGCGAAGAAACTCAAGCAGATCCAGGACCGGCTGACCAGCAAGAAGCGTGTGCTGATTGGGCTACCTGCAGGCACCGGTAATTATGACGATGGCGTTCCCATCGTGGTCATCGGCGCGGTGCAGGAGTTCGGGTCGGCCAATGGACGCGTCCCGGAGCGCTCATTCCTGCGGGTACCCCTTCGCCAGAATACGGACAACATCAAAAAGGGATTCGCGGCGCTATCCCGGCAGGTTGTCCGGGGGGAGATATCTGCGTTCCAGATGCTGGACCAGATGGGCGCCCGCGCAGTGGGTTACTGCCAGGAGGCTATCGAAACCGGTATTGCGCCACCTAATGCGCCATCAACCATCAAACGTAAGGGCAGTGCCACGCCACTGATTGATAAAGGCATTCTGAGAAGCAAAATCACCCACGTCGTGGAGGACTAAACCATGTTCGGAAATGGTCTGGATATGCGTGGCCATGTCGATTCCACGTTTAAATCCAAATTAAAGGGCGGGATATTCCTCATCCACATGGACGGTGCTTACACTGGCCCCGGAGGAACCTGGCAGGAACAGGAGGGTGAGCGTACCGAGTTGAAACGCGTGAACGTCCAGCCCGCAAAGTGGCGCGAGATTACGTTATTAGTGGGTCAGGGGGGCGTCGCTGCGCTGTCTGATTTCCGCTCCATTCACATTAACGATGGCGTGAACTATCTGATGCCGGATGAAAGCGGTGAGTATCGGGACCAGCTGGAGTTTAACGACGGGGTGGCGGTGAGGCGCTGGCGGGTGATGTCTGCGGATAATCGCCCGTGGCGCAACTTCTGCCGTGCTGTGGTGGAGATAATCAGGGTGCCGGTGCCATGAGAGATATCCGCGAGCTGCATTGTCTGCTGCAGGAGCTGGTGTCGATATGCTCGGGTATCAGAACAGAGAGGATCGTGCTGGCCGATCAGGGCCGTGCACCACCGGCAGGAAACAGTCTCTACGCCACCTATAACCCGATACCGGTTCGTGCTTACGGGCAACCTTCGCAGTGGCTGGAGGATATCGATGCGCTGGAGGCGTTTGACCCTGCGCTGGGTGAGAACTGGAAAGACCTGGAGGAAATCACCGCCACCTCGATGGAGTTTATGATCTCGGTAAACTTTTATAACGAGGGCGCATCTCAGGCAGCTATGTTGCTGCATAACGCCAATTTCCGCTCACCGGTCAGCGATTACCTTTTCCTCAATCAGCTCGGCTTTCGCTACGTCAGCAACCCCCGCAACTTAAGCACCCACTTTCAGGCCGGTATCCAGCCACGCTGGCAGGCCGACATTTTCATGTTCATTAATCAGGAAGTCAGCAGCCAGGTTTTACGCGCAGCCGGCTTCTCGCTTGAACTCATTACAGAGGAGTAATGCCGGATGGCTTATTCGGTAGACAACATTATCCCGGTCAATATCATCCTGACCGCCACCGGGCTTGGATACGCAGATTTCTCCAGTGCTTTCGTGTTTGCGGATGCGGCGGATCTGTTATCTGACCCCAGTAAAACGCCACTGCTGGCGGAGAACGGCAAAAAACTGAAAACAAAGGCGGATAAGGTTCTCGTCCTCGAGTCACCGATGACATTACGTGGCGAGGCGTTTCCCTTCGACAGCTGGCGTGATTACTCCGGTGTCACTGAACTGGGCGCGGACTTTTCTACCGACAGTGACGTGTACCTCATCGCCACGCGCTACTTTGCTCAAATCCCCCGACCGGCGACACTCAGCGTATGGATGAAAAACCCTGACGATCAGAGCCTGGTGGCCACCGCCAGTAAAGCCGATGAAGAGGCCTGGCGTTATCACTACTTCTTCAAAAATGCCGACATGCTGACCGAGGCGGTGATTGCGCTCAGTGACTGGAGTGATGCGACCAGTCATCCGGTCTGGTTCACAACCAGCGAGGAAGCCGCACTGGACCCGATGAGCAAAAGCGATGTGCTGTCCCGGCTTAAAGCCAAAGGCAATCGTCATATGTTCGCGGGCTGGCGTGCGCAGGATGCTATCGACGAAGACCCCTCTCAGGCCTATTCCATGGTGCAGGTTGCTGCGGCATTCAACAAATTCCGGCCCAACGGCCTGAACACGGCCATTACCGCGGAATACCAGATATTGCCCGGCATCGATGGGGATGAGCTGAAAACCAGCGGCTACAACGCGCTGAAAGCGAAAAAGGGTGTGTTCTTCACACCCGTTGAGCTGGCCGGGGAAATGGATTCCTGCCGGGTGATCAACAGCCAGTCGATGTCCTCGTATGGGGAGTTTATCGATGATGTGATTAACCTGGACGTGCTGAAGAATCACCTGCAGGTGGATGGCTATAACTACATCGCCAACGTGGGCACCAAGCGCCCTCTGACACCGAAAGGCTACGAAGGGTTGCTTAACGTCGTCACGAATACCCTCAAGCGCTTCTATAACAACGGCGTGCTGGGACAGGGATCGTTTATCGATGAAGCCACCGGTGATGAGAAAACGACAAACTTCGGTTTTGTCATTCTCTCAAAAGCGGAGGACGTGCTGAAACTCTCCAGTGCGCAGCGCAAGAAACGTGAATTCCCGCCCACCTCCATCCTCGTCATTCTGGCCCGTGCCGGTCATGTCGCGGAAATGAACGTCACCGTGGAGTAACGGATTATGGCAATGAAGAACTACGGCGCCAGCCACGCTGACCTGACCATCAACGGCCTGCCAATTGATGAGTTTGGGGATACGGACCCGCCGGTCACCATTGAAGATATTGATGCCCGTGCAACATTAAAACGCGGTATTGGGCGAACCTCGGTGCGTCTCGACGGCCCAACCCGTCCGAAACGCCTCTCCATCAGCCTGATGCCGGGATGTGTTCAGGTGCGCCAGCTACTGGCGATAGAAAAGTCCGGTGTGGATTTCTTCTTTACCTTCCGCCAGCGCGGAACGGATGAGTATGTCGCGGCCTTTGACGGCGTGATGACACAACGCGGCAGTATGACCCGTGGCGGCAAGACCAGCGCCAGTGACGAAACCTTTACCTTTGAATTTGCAGACAGCGAGGAAACCTGATTTATGGCACGAAAAATTGAAATTACAGTAAACAATGTTCTCTACACCGGCGACACAGCACCGGCCCGCGACCAGCTCGAGATCCTGAATATCATCAGCCAGAATAGTCTTTTACCGTTGATGGATAAAAAAGTCGGTGACATGACTATTGCGGCCACGTTATCCACTCTAAACATGGGCGCGACTCAACGGCTGACAGAACTGGCAATCGGGAAAGGGGGGATCATTCGTAGTACCGATACCGTTCCGGTAGCAGAGAACATGTTCCAGGATGAGATCCATCTCTTTCTTGTGTTACTGGGACGCGTGGTGGAAGAAAACATTGGCCCTTTCTGGCAGCTCAAACCGGAAGAAAAAGGAGGGGGAAACCAGAAGACAGCAAATCAACGCTGAACTGGTTCCTGTGGCGTCCTTGTACAGGGTTAGGGCAGATATGTCCCCCGCTGGCCACCTGGTCCGAAATGCTGGACGGGACTTATAGCATTGAGGATGTTCAGGAGATGAACGATGCCCTTGATGAAATACTGACAACCATCGAGAGCAAAAATGGGAAATAGGTCAGTAATTAATGTCAACATGGTAAATCCATATCTCATTAACACTATATTTATACTTTCGATGTTAAAAAGTTGGAAAATGATATTTTTACATGGAGGGTATATGAATAACCTTAAAATGGCACTTCGATTTTTATTTGGTGTGTTTCTATTTCTGGTTCTGGCCTACTGTTTTTCACTGGTTATATTTCCTTTCCGTGATGTACTGAATAAGTACTTTGACGGGAATATAATGAGCGTATTAATTTTAATTTTTATGTTGGCTGCTTATCTTTACCCGGCAATAAATGCATCCAATCGTGGCCACAAAGACAGCAAGGCTATATGGGTTTTAAACGTGTTTCTGGGGTGGACTGCCTTAGGGTGGATAATTGCGCTTATCTGGTCATTTACGGGGAAGAATAAAGTTAAGGAGAAATCCGCATTAACATGGACGACTAAGATATGTCCTTTTTGTTCTGAGGAAATAAAAATCGATGCAATAAAATGTCGATACTGTAATAGCGACTTAACCAAGACGTAAATACAAGACCGCTTCGGCGGTTTTTTTATGGAGGGAATTATGGCACAGGGCAGCGCAACGGATGTTGTGGACAGCTTACTGGTATCACTTGGGCTAGATGTTGATGCCAAAAGCTTCCGAACGGCAACCGACACAATCAACGGTCTGAAGTCGAGTTTTCTCCAGTTAGGGGCTGCTGCTGGTGTCGGGCTGGGCTTCAACTCGGCTACTTTCGGTTTAAGTACCAAAATTAACGAAATCCAACGTCTTGGTCGCATCACCAATTTCACTGCAAAGCAGGTTGAGGGTCTGCAATTTGCGTTGAAAAAAGTGGGTGTGACTGATGACGGGGCCGCCTACAGCATTGCGCAGAAAATCCCGTCTATACAGCAGGCAGCCAGAGAAGGACGACTGAATAACCAGGCGTACTGGAACGGGGCGTTCAACCCTACCGAATTCGCCAGTTTAAATGGTCAGGATGCCGTTCAGTATCTGGTCGAGTCATACTCAAAGATGAACAACGACCAGCAGAGGACCCTGAGAGGGGGATTAGGTGCCGGGGATAACGACCCGCTTACGCGACTCATGGAGGTTGGGGGCAGTAGCTTTAAAGATATCAATGAGCAGTTTGAAAAACTGTACAAAGAAACCAGCCCGGAGTTAATCAAAAACTCAGCCATCTTAAATAGTGAACTTGCCGATCTATCGCAGAATTTTGAAAATCTCCGGAAAGGGATTGGCGAGGACTTGCTGGGCCCATTGATAAGTATCATTCAGGTTATTAACGATCTTATGGAGAAATTTCCGGATCAGACCAAACTTGTGGCTTATCTCATGGGGGCGGGTGCTGCGGGCGGTGCCTGGAAAATAACGGCGTCACTGTTTGGCCGACAGGCTGCATCTACGTTTGGAGCGGGACTATTGGCTAATCCTGTGATTGCCACCATCCTCGGTATTATTGCTCCCGGGAATGCTTTCGTTGAGAAAGAAGATGCTCAGGCCATGAGCGACCCCATCAAGAACTGGCAAAAGAACAATCCCGGAAAAGAACTACCAGCAGGTGTGAAGGACTGGAAGACGGCTTATATGGACCAGCTTGAGAACGGGGGCATGTCGGCAAACGAAAAGGGGTATCTGGATATTATCTCCAGGGCCGAAGGGACGGCGAGTAAGGCGAATAATGGTTACCAGACCCTCTATGGTGGCAATCAGTTCAGCGATTTCAACGATCACCCACGGCAATACTTTGAACATAACGGCTCGCGTACTTCGGCTGCCGGTCGTTACCAGATTACCGCATCCTCCTGGGACGATGCCCGGCAGGCCCTTGGGCTTCAGGATTTCTCACCTGCAAATCAGGACAAAGCGGCACTCTGGTTGGCTGAGCGTGCCGGACAGGGTGACAATATCAAAAGCGGTAACTATCAGGCCGCGACGAGCAATCTCAAAAATGTCTGGACGGGGCTACGGAATAATCAGGCACCGGACATGCTGGCGGGGTACCAATCTACGGCGAATTCGGTACCTGACATGTCGTCTGCTGGTGGTTCACAAGTCACTATTCACCAGGTTAATCACAACACGGTGCAGGCAGGCGGCGCTGACGCCGACGAAGTGGTGCGCCGAATGGACCAGAAAACCACGACCGATCTGAGCCAGGCCCTCGCACTCCATAAAACGGATAAATTCTGATGGCCATAACCGGAATGTTTACCCGTAACCGACCCAAAATCGGGAACATCTATTTCGATGCCTTGCTGAAAGAGAGTACCGAACTCAGGACGGATGTCAGTGAGTTCCCTCTCGAAACGGCGGCTACGGCACATGACAATGCGGTGACGCGCTCACTGACCCTCTCGATGGAGATTGGTGTTTCTGATAACTGGTACCGCGGACTGATTGCTCAACAGGAAGAAATGGCGCAACCACTCCTGGATATCGGTGGAGGCCTGACAGCTGGCATGGCGGCAAGTTTGCTTTCAGGGCGACTGGCTGCACTGACTGGTATCGCGGCCAGCGTTGGGTTGGCTGTATACCAAAATGGGCAGGGAACAACACGTTCTCAGTCTCTACTCGAACAGCTGCGTACCATCCAGCGCAATCATGAAACCTTTGATCTGGTGGCAAGCCGTGGTGCGTCCTACAAAAATTGCATCATCACCAATACCCGGACAGAAACCGATAAGGAAACCGAAGGTGGGTTGATCATCGTGGTCGATATGCTGCAGCTCACTATCATCCACGACAGCGTAGCGGAAACGAACGCCAATCTACCGTGGAGCGACTCAGCAACAACCCAGGGGCAAAAAGAGATATCAGCAGGAGAAGTTATACCTGAGGAGGTACTAAGTGAATCCGTCCCCCCATACCCGGACAACATTCAAGTCAATTCCCCTTAGCCGCGGTAGCGCTTACTGCCGATTCCGTATTCAACTTGGCGACCATTATCTGGTCATTCGCCTTCGCTGGCTGACGCTCTACGGCTATTTCTGCGTGGATATCCATGAACAAGGGCAACCGGTGGCGTGCGGTCGCGCGCTGCATCCGGGCGTGGATTTGTTGGCGGGATTGAATAACAACCTGGGAAAGCTGGTGCTACGCGGCGCGACCCCCACCATCAGTAATCTTGGGGTGGACAATAAACTGGAGTGGATCCCGAATGAGTAAGTTCTTTGGGCGCAGTTTTTTACTGACAATAACGACAACCAGCGGCGAGGTGTTGACCTATGCTCCGCCGATGGAGGTGAGGTACGTGGTCGATAATTTCCCGCAACATACCAATGCCACGGCGAAGATCAGCATCTTTGGCATCTCACCGAAAGCCCGAGAGCTAATACAGACCCGGAACGACATGGGTAACAATTACGGCCATGTCGAGCTCGTGGCAGGGTATGAAGAAAATGCAGGGATGATATTCACCGGGCGAATAAACAGCGTGCAGGTTTCTAAGGATGGTGTCAGTACCTGCATATCGCTGTATTGCAATTCCGCATCAGAGCAGTGGAGCGCGTTATCTTTTCAGGCATGGGGTGAGAATACGCCTTACAAAGACGTGATCCGCGACCTGGCCGCTGGGTTTGGTGCGCCGGTGGAGTTTATTGGTGATTTTAGCGATCTGCCGGTTTTGCTTATCGGTTATAACGGCGGGGGCAAGTTGTGCCGTGAACTGCTTGATCAGATTAAGAACTTCTTCCATTTCTCCTGGCTCCACACCCCAACTAAAACCGTCATTTCACGTGAGGGTGCTGCCCGTGACTGGGTTGAACATGAAATCAGTGCGTTGAATGGCATGGAGGGGATACCTCGCTGGTATGCCAGTTCCATGGAAGTCGATATAAAACTCAATCACGAGATCCAACCGGGAGATGTAGTGAATGTGACATCCAGCTTCTGGACGTTGAGCTTCAGCGGTGCGTATTTCACCGATTTACAGGACCTGTCAGATAAGCAGAGAAAAACTGGCAAGTTCACCGTGTTGCGCACGCTGCATGAAGGTGCGCTATGGGGCAACAACTGGAAAACCACCGTTATCTGTCAGTGGCGGCAGGAGATTAGTGGATGAATGACTCAAATCCCTTTACCACACTACTGAAAGAGCTCAAGCCAGCAATGCTGTGGGACATGATGATTGGCCTCCCGGGCAAAGTTATCAGCTATGACCCCGACCTGCAGCGTGCTGTTGTGGAATGCGGTATTCAACGGCATGAAGGCAAGGGGGATTTTAAATCCCTGCCGCACATCGAGCATGTTCCCGTGCAGTTCGCTGGCACTGCGCAGTGGTCTGTGTTTCATGAGCTACCTGAAGGTACTGAAGGCTATATCCACTTTTCGCACCGTTCCGTTGATTACTGGCTTGAACAGGGCGGGCCGGTGCGTCCTCTCGATGCACGGATGTTTGATGCATCAGATGCATTCTTTGCCCCGGGCTATCGCTCACGCGCCACCTGTATTGCCGGGCTACCAACTGAAGGTATTGGCCTGAGTCATGCCGATGGTTCAGTACAGCTGCAGTTGACCAGCTGGGGCATAAAAATGTCAGCCGGTGGTCAGACACTCGAACTGGGAGCAGGAGGGTTAAAACATAACGGTGTGAATGTTGGCAGCACACACAAGCATGGCGGCGTTGAATCGGGCGGGAGTAAAACCAATACACCGGAGTAAACATGATCCGAAATTTTCAGGACGGCGATATCGCCACCAGTGGCAACCCCTTCGTCACCGGCAAAACCGAAACTCAACAGGCCTGCATTTGCAGGCTTCGTCTTTTTCTGGGGGAGTACTTTCTGGATGCGACCGACGGCACGCCGTGGTTTCAAAGCATCCTCGGCAAAACCTCCCGGGACATTGCGGAGGCGAATATCAAGCAGCGCATTTTATCCACCCGCGGGGTGATGGCCATCAATGTCTTCCAGATGAACAGCGACACCAAAAAGCGCAAATTCACCGTGCTGGCCAGCCTGACGGATATCAATCACGAGCAGTTCGAATTCCTGTTTGAAAAGGATGTGTGATGGCCGAAATTACGAAGTATGGGGTCACCGGTAAAACCCTGCAGGAGTACAAAGAAGAGGTGAGCCAGAAGTATCTGGCGGTAGACCGTGCCTGGAATATCGACCCGGAAACTCCGGACGGCCTGGCGATTGCTGCGTGGTCAGAAGCGCTGGCGAACGTCGACGAGGAAGTGGTGAACGCCTATCACTCGACGGACCCCAACTCAGCGGTCGGGCAGCAGCTCGATCAGATTGCTGCTTTTGCCGGTCTGCACCGTAAGCCTGAAAGCTTTTCAACGGACGTGGTGGAGTTTGAAGGGGATGGTCTTATCGAAATCCCTGCCGGTACCCTGGTTCGTCACCGCGTCAGCAGCACGCTGTGGAGAACCGATTCTGCAGTGATAACTCACAGCAATGGTAAGGCCACCGTGAGCGTGACGTGTACGACAGCGGGCGCTGAGGGGGCAAACCCCGGCACGCTGACCATCATTGCCTCACCGGTCGCCCGCATTCGTTCGGTAATCAACACCAGTGGCGCCAGTCTGGGTCGGGCCGAAGAAAGTGACAATGCCTTCCGGGTACGCCGCAATTACTCTGTTGCGCTGCCCGGCAACAACCAAATCGACAACATGCGTGCTGCACTGGATAACGTCACCGGCGTAAAGCAGTCGCTGGTTTACGAGAATCCGGATTCAGAAATCGACCAGCATGGAGTTTATGGCCACAGCATGGCGGTGTTCATCGATGGCGGTGAAATGGAAGATATTGTGCTGGCCATGGCGACCCACAAAAACCCGGGCTGCGGCCTGAATCGCCATAACACCTTCCCGAACAAAACCAGCATCGACGCGTTCACCCCTCAAAAGCAGCCGGTGAATATTACGTTTTTCCGCCCGGAATACGTCACTGTCTATGTGCAGGTGAATATCAGCACCCGCACGCTGGGTGAGGATGAGAAGGAGAAAATCAAAGGGGACCTGGTGGACTACACGCTGGTCGGCTTCGACGAAACCAGCGGTTTTGCAAAGCAGGGCTTTCGTATTGGTGAGGCGCTGGCTGCCGGGCGTCTCTATACGCCGGTTAACCATTATGTGGCGGGTAATGATTACGTCAGCAGTATCCTTATCGGTACCAGCCCTGACGATATTACCAAAGGGGTGATTGCAGCCGCGTTCAATCAGCTCGGTGTCTTCAGCCCGGAAAATATCCAGGTTAACTATGTTTGATTACCGCAAGAAAGCCACGTCCCGAATTTACCTGCAGTACAGAAACGCCCCCAAACTCCTGCAGTGGATACTGACGCTTCCGGACATCATTCAGTCTGACCTTGCGGCGCAGCTGGATAAGGTACGGCGCATTCTTCATATCGACAGTGCCGAGGGGGAACAGCTGAATATTTGTGGGCGTATCGCCGGGTACCGTAAGAGGCCGGTGGGACGTTTTTATCCCGGGTGTGTCATGGCAGAAGTGGATGATGCGCTGTACCGGAAAATGATTAAGGCCAAAATCTGCAAGAACAACGGGATCGCCACCATCGATGATGTGAAGGCTGCAGCGGATTACATTCTCGATGTTCAGGCCATCGTCCTCGATGCGCAGGACATGACAATGCGCCTGGTGTGGCACGAAGACACGGTCAGCATCGCCGTGCAGCAGCTGGTGGAAGATTACGACCTGATACCCCGACCACAGGGGGTTGGGATGCTGAAGCACCGGGTGATTAAGCGTAAACCCTTTGGCTTTGGCCGGTTCAACAACAATTTTGGCCGTGCGCCGTTCTGGTATGGCGACGGCACACCTCCGCAGTATTACTACGGGTCGATAACGCTGGCCTGGGCGGGAGGCGTATTGAGTGGCCAGATTATCGTTAATGACCTCAGCGTTGGCGATCAGGACGTGGCGGTCATTCTCACCACGGCAGACGGTAGCCAGTCCGTTAAACATGTCGTATCTGATGCAGAAGGCGCTTTCAGCGTCAGGGATATTGTCGCGCCGGTGACAGCGGTTGCCCGAGTCATGTTGATTCAGTTCGACTGCCAGGCGCTGGAACTGGAATCAGAACCTCTCAGCATTAAATTATCACCGTAATTTCCGGTGTTTTAACAATCTACATTCAGGTTGGACTTAATTAATGGAAAGAAAAAGAAAGCGCAAACCTTTACGCGTTTTGCCTGCAGGTATTTCCGCTATTTGTCGCGTTGGTGATGATGGTGTCGAAATATCCAATCTGACACCGGCAGAAAAACTCTCAGGCTCTGAATTATTCCCGGTAGTGCAAAGTAATGAAACCCGGCACGCGACGATTGAGCAAATAAGAGATCTTATCCCCTCCGGTATTGATGGCCAGTCTGCATATCAATTTTGGGTCGATGCCCAGCCCGACGAAACGGATACCTCCGAAGCCGCTTATATCGCGTTCCAGAAGGGAAAAGAAGGGACTGACGGTAAAGACGGGGATGCGGGTGACCCTGGAAAATCCGCCTATGTCATCTGGGCCGCAGCACAACCCGGGGGCGCTGATACGTCTGAGAAAGCCTATCTTGAGTTTCAGCAAGGGAAGCCAGGAGAAACAGGGAAAGACGGTGATACCGGGGCATCTGCATATGACGTATGGGCTGCGGCGCAACCGGAAGGGGCCGACACCAGTGAAACCGCATATCTGGCTTACATGCAGGGCAAACCAGGAAAAGATGGTGAAGGTGGCGATGACGGAAAATCTGCGTTCCAGATTTGGCTTGATGCGGGTCATGAAGGGACTGAGGAGGATTTTCTTGAATGGCTTAAAGGCAATGCATCCGTTGTTCTTGACCCCGCCGACAGGAATATTATTAAGCAGAACCGTGATGGATTATTTGTAAATGGTGCCCACCCTGTCATCCCCAAAGTGAGTACGGCATCGTTAACCGACTTGCTGGACAAGAGCACACTCTTACCCGGTGGGGCTGAACGTTATACGTTTGAATTAACCCTCAATAACCCTGTGGGGATGACCGCGCTGGGAGGGGTCGGGCTTTATAGTCTGTTAAGGTTTAAACCTGAGAATTATTATTTCGATGTGAACGACAAATACATCTCTTATCAAATCTTTGAGACCCACTTAAAATTTACGGCCACGACCGCCACAGTCACCTTTGCCGTCATTATGAGTGGCCCCCCTAAACGTGTGTTTAACCTCGAAGATGGACAGGAAGTCATCCTGGAGCCTAATGCAATCTTACCGTTCAGGGTTGTCATTCAAATGGTGGTTGGAACAACCCTCACACAAAACGGCATGGATTAATCATCATATGGAACAACACTTTTTCAGAACGCCCTGGGCAGCAAATGGGGATAAAGCTGCAATATCAGAAACCAATAATCCGGATGGCACAGTCAGCTTTAACGAAGGCTGGGGGCTGGATTACGAAAAAGATATGGATGCTGACGCTCATGCCAAAGCGGTAGAGCGTGATGCGATGAACGGCATTCTCAACGCTATCACTGTCGCGCTGCGTCAGTACCAGACCGGAGCCTTCCCTGAGTTTATTACCGCGGCTGATAATGGCGGGGCCGCTTTTGCTTATGGTGTGGGCACCGTGGTGCGCTACCGGGTAACCGCTGACGTGGCCTTTAAAAGTTATGTCTCTCTGGTCGACGGGAACACCGCCGTTCCGGGGGGTGATACCACCCAGTGGCAGGAGTTTATTTACGCGGAAGCGAGCGATGCTGACACAGCGACAGGCCAGAGTGGGGTGCTGATTATTACCCCGCGCCGCCTGAAGAAAGTGACCGATGAGCTTCAGGATAAAATTGAGGAGTCGATCAATACTTCCGTCACGCCTTTTATCCTGCCCGTGGGGGCAATTGTGATGTGGGGGGCAACGGTGCCGCCTGACGGGTGGATCGAGGTCAATGGCCAGGCGTTTAATACGGCGGACAACCCCGAACTCTTTAAACTTTACCCGGCAGGACAGGTGCCTGACTGGCGAGGCCGCTTTGTTCGTGCCTGGGATAATGGCGCAGGCGTTGATCCGGATGGGGGACGTGGGATTGGCAGTGAGCAATTCAGCGCGTTTGAAAAACATAGCCACTCCGCACCACTGGAACGCTCAAACGATGGTCTGACCGGTCCGCAGGTTATCCGCGGGGTTTACTGGCCGGGGAAGTACACGCGTATCACCACGAATGCGGGTACATCGGAGGAAGGTGCTGCCGAAACACGCCCACGAAATATCGCGGCGATGTACATCATTAAAACGGACCAGGCGGAAGAACAGGACGGCGCTGAGTACCCGACCGCTATCGTGGTGTCGCCTGCCACCGGAACCATACAGGCCGGTTCACTACGAAAATTCACCGGGACCATTTTGCCCGCATCGATTGCCGGGGGGTATGTCATCACCTGGAGCATTGCGGATGCGACGCTGGGTAGTATTGACGCATCGGGCATGTATACGTCAACCGCGGGAGAAGCCGGTGAGCAGACCGTTATTGCGACGGTGAAAACAGATAATGGAACCGTCACCGGCACCGCCATCGTCACACAGAATATCTGGCTGACAAAAATCGGGCTCGTCGTGCCTGACAAAATGAACGAAGGGGAGAGCATTACAGCAGGTTTAACGTTCACGCCAACCAACTATACCGAGAGCGTTCAGTACAGCTCGTCCGACTCGTCTGTTTTAACCTTCATAGAAGGGGACGTTGAGGCAAGGGGAGCCGGTACCGCCACGATTTCGGTGACAGGGGTGTATTCAGGGGTGGTGGCCTCTAAAACCATAAAGGTGCTGCCGGTTGAAGTGGTTGAGGAGTATTTACGCATTGATGCCAATCTTTCTGAGATTGCAGACGCAGGTGAAGAGGACCAGCAAGAGGCGCGGGACAATCTGGGTCTGGGGAAACTGGCCACAAAGGATTCGCTGGAAGCCGCAGACGTTGGCGCGGTGCCACAGGCGAAAGATTCACTACCGGCAGAGACAGATTTGAACAGCCTGACGGTACCGGGTGACTACTTTCAGAACGTCAGCAGCAGCGCCACGGCAGAGCTCAACTATCCGGAAGAGGTTGCCGGTGCGCTACGTGTTGTGGGGACGGGCGTGGATGAAGGTGCATGTCGACAGTTCTACTGGCCATACAACTCTGACAAAGAATACCGGCGCTTTGCATTTGGGGAGCCGTTGGAGTTTTCAGCATGGGGTGAGTATTGATGTGAGGGGGCTGGATTGAAACCTGAATGTTGCTTGTGTACCAGAAGTGGAAGTTTAGCCCCTAGGTGTATTAGCCAACGTAGTAGCGTAGACGTCCGACGAACTCACTTATGCTGGTGCGAGCATTGATAGATTCCTCAGTGCGTTTTATTCTAGGTCTCATTGGCTGAAGGTACATTAACTGTGTTATATTTCCAGCGATTTCAAATAATCCAGCTTTTCTTATGACAACAACGATATACCGTGAATACGAATTTGCCGCATGTGATGGGAAATGGTCTTCTGATGGGCGTCAGCGAAGGGATGTTCTTGAAAAGAAGGCAATCCACATCAACTTCAAGGGGCACGAGGCTGTCTCTTTTATGTGTGGAGATCATCCCATGATAGCACTTATGCAAGCGCTTCAGCTGAAAGTGATAACTGGCGATCAATACGCCAGCCTGATGAGTTTGTATATGGATGTGGATGATTTTTTCTTCGGTACGGTCGTCCTTGAGAAAAGTACAGGTAGTATCATGCTAGGTATGTACACGCCCCCCATGGTTCAGGTCAGACGTAAGTCGGTCGCCTATGATTTAGGTTCGTCTGGAGGGATGTTTGCTGCTGAATGCATCTACTATACTGAAAAAAAACTCAGGAAAAAGAGACGTTATAAAGGGTTTTCAGCGTCATCGGTTAGGTGTAAAGTCTCAAGTGCTATACAATATGCATACAGGCGAGATCCGTTATCTGGCGGAAAAGTGTATAGAGCAACTTGGGGTCGCAACGGAATGGAATTCAATAACATTCCCTTGGTTAATGATTTTGCTAAGAATCGATACTGCTTAAATTTACAAGAAACATTAAAGATAATCCATAACAGGTACTTAGAGATAATGAATATGAGACAGAATGCCCAGCTCAATCCGGCAGCCTCGCTCTCTAAAGCGGGACAGCCGCAGAAGAAACCAGATGATCAGGCTCCAAAAGCAAATGGAGATAATGGTCAGCAGATGACTATGTCGAGGGTTATTAATTATGCTCGGCTTTTTTCTGACTAACCCTTTGGTTTATTCGCGCCTCATGCAGGTTTTCATCTGATTTAAACCTACGGCCCCCCTAGATCCCCATCTCTTTTTTACATACCTGATGTCCCAGATTCATCTGGGACATCAGGTGCTGCTGTATCCGTTTCCCACTGCTCAGGTCAGCCTATAACCGCTCCTATAAATTACATATGACGTCAGCTCCTCGCTCATAGCTGACATGGATCCTTACCGTAGCCTTGTAAGTCGTGTTACTCAGTTCTGCAGGTCTTTTCACTCACGAGTCCTTTGCACTTGGCTTTTCAGAGTGGGGTGAACACTGATGTAAGTTGCCAGGCATGGATGAAATATTTACAAGCCCGTAAGCCCTTCATTGGTAATCAAGTTTGTGCTGTAACCCCCATCTTGACTGAGTTTACACCGGGATCGAGCTTGATTTGGGGATAGGATATTAATACTGTATATAAATACAGTTATCGTCCAGTGGTTACTTATTATGCAAATTTATAAACCTGCTGAATTGCGCCCAGTAGCAATGCTTCCATTATTCAGTGATTTGGTACAGTGCGGTTTTCCGTCACCGGCTCAGGATTACGTAGAGCAACGTATCGATCTCAATGAGCTGATGGTCCAACACCCGAGCGCGACCTATTTCGTCAAAGCGGCAGGTGACTCAATGACAGATGGTGGGATCAGCGACGGGGATTTGCTGGTGGTCGACAGTTCCCGCACCGCCGAGCATGGCGATATCGTTATTGCGGCAGTGGGCGGAGAGTTTACGGCCAAAACATTACAGCTGCGCCCGACCGTTCAGCTTAATCCTCAAAACAGCGCCTACAGCCCTATCATTATTGGTAGTGAAGAAGAGCTGGAGATATTCGGCGTGGTCACGTTCATCGTTAAATCCGCGCGCTGAATATGTTTGCCCTCTGCGATGTTAACTCTTTCTATGCCAGCTGCGAGACGGCATTCAGGCCTGACCTGAAAGGCCGTCCTGTTGTTGTCCTCTCGAATAATGACGGCTGCGTTATCGCGCGCAGTGCTGAAGCCAAAAAACTGGATATCAAAATGGGGGAGCCTTTCTTCAAACAAAAGGATTTGTTCCGCCGGTATGGTGTTGTCTGCTTCAGCAGTAATTATGAACTGTATGCTGACATGTCCGACAGGGTGATGACCACGCTGGAGGAAATGTCCCCGCGCTGCGAAATATACTCAATTGATGAAGCCTTCTGCGACCTGACGGGCGTGCGTAATTGCCGGAACCTGCGGGAATTTGGCAAGGAGATACGCGCAACCGTATTGAAGCGAACCCACCTGACTGTAGGTGTAGGCATTGCGCAAACCAAAACGCTGGCCAAGCTCGCGAACCACGCAGCAAAGATATGGCAAACCGAGTCTGGTGGGGTCGTTGATTTGTCGAATATTGATAAGCAACGCAAACTGATGGCAGCGTTGCCGGTTGATGAAGTCTGGGGAGTGGGGCGGCGAATAACGAAGAAGCTCGAGGCGATGGGGATTAAAACCGTGCTCCAGCTGGCGGATACTGATGTCCGTTTTATCCGTAAACACTTCAATGTCGTGCTCGAACGTACCGTGCGCGAGCTGCGCGGCGAGCCTTGCCTGGGGCTTGAAGAATTTGCGCCTACAAAACAGGAAATAGTCTGTTCCCGTTCCTTTGGTGAACGGATCACGGAGTATGAACAGATGCGCCAGGCGATTTGCAGTTATGCCTCGCGTGCAGCTGAGAAACTCCGGAGTGAACACCAGTTCTGTCGGCACATCTCAGCATTCGTTAAGACGAGCCCCTTTGCACTTAACGAGCCCTATTATGGTAATCAGGTGGCTGTAACGTTGCTGACACCCACGCAGGACAGCCGGGATATTATTGCCGCCGCGACGCGCTGCCTCGATGCTATCTGGAAGGATGGCCACCGTTACCAGAAGGCGGGCATCATGCTCGGTGATTTCTTCAGTCAGGGGATTGCTCAGTTGAATCTGTTTGATGACAACGCCCCGCGAAAGAACAGCGAGCCACTCATGAAGGTACTGGATCAGCTCAACCGTAAAGAGGGTCGTTGCACGCTGTACTTTGCGGGGCAGGGCATACAGCAACCGTGGCAGATGAAAAGAAAAATGTTGTCGCCGCGATACACAACACGCTATGCGGATTTGCTGGTAGTTCGTTAGCTTGCATTAACTTAGAACTGAAAGTCAGCTAAGAGCGAGAAGCAGACGTTAAATCTACCTTGCAGTTTATTAGTAATGCTACAAAAAAGATCCCATTAAACTATCCCAACTAAATTAATAAATAATAGATTAAAGCTTTGATATTATGTTGATTAATACTATTCATCAGTGTTATAAATGACGGAAGAGAGGCAGGTTCTTCCTCTTACTTATGGTAAGGGCGGCTCTGATAAAGAACAGCGTAAGCTGTTGAGCTTCGGCTCACTGATCCCTTCGGGATGTTCAATAGTTTCCAATTTTCCCTGTCTCTCTTCTCTCTTTTCATACGGAGATGTTCATGAAGGACAAAATATGGTTCACCTATAAGGCGCGAATTCATGCATATCATCGATTAGAGTGGATGGATACACACTCCCAATTTCTTCTCGTTTGGTACGCTGTTTTAGGGGTTGCTTTGGCTGTGGTTGTAATTCGTTACCCAAATTTATTGGGTAGCGATACTGATATTTTTAGCGCAATTTTGTCAATTGCATTACTCGGTGTGTCATTATCTGTTACAAACAGAAATTTCCGTGGTCGCGCAATGAATATGCGTAATAATTACTTGGCATTGCAGCATCTTTATAATGTAATAAATTCTAGGGGATCGGTAATGGATACCGATATTACAAAATATGACGAACTTTTAAATGAAGTAGATAATCATAATGACATGGATGACAAAATTTTCCGCGTGAAAAATTCTTCACTGTTAATATCTCGATCTCCTAAGTGGACAGAATATATACATGTTTATGCTGCCTTTTTTGTTAAATATATAATGTTAGCATTTGCATATCTGGCCCCTTTTATCGTTGGATTGTTCCTCTATGAGTAGTGCAGCGCGTAGTTTTAAACGATATTTTACTTCTAAACACCTTAAGGAAATATTTTTTGATAAGATTAAAGACTCAGGTGCAATTGGTATAGATCGTGTACGACCAAGTGGTTTCGAAAAAAACAGCGCGGATGAAATAGCCCTGATAGTGAGAAAGGTAGTTGATGGTAACTATAAGTTCACTGCTTACAAAGAAAAATTGATTTCTAAAGGCGCTCATTCAAACCCTCGACAGATTTCGATTCCGACGGTGCGGGATAGAATTACTCTTCGAGCACTATGTGATGCTCTAATCAATGTATTCCCGAGTGCAAAGCTTTCGCTACCTCAGGTTGTGATTGAGTCACTTAAAGAGTCTATAAGTTCTGGCCTGTACTCTGAGTATGCCAAAATTGATCTTAAGAACTTCTACCCCTCAATTCCGCATGCATTAATTAAAGATTCCATAAAAAATAAAATCAGAAAAGCCGAGTTCAGAGGATTAATTTACAATGCTATCTCTACCCCTACAGTAAGCGAGACGAAAGGGAGCAAGGGCGTAATTAAAAATAGCATTGGTGTACCGCAGGGATTGTCCATTTCTAATGTATTGGCAGAAATTGCATTGCAAAATGTCGATACTGAAATTAACCTTGTTACTGATATCTGGTATAAAAGATATGTTGATGACATACTCATATTAACTCCGACTGGCCGAGCAGTTGAAATGGCCAACATTATTGTGAAAAAACTGGAAAGTATTGGCCTTTCTCCTCATCCAATAGATAGCGTTGAATCAAAATCAAAATCAAAAGTAGGGTTATTGAGTGAAAGCTTTAACTTCTTAGGTTATGAAGTAAATAATGAAGGAATTGGAATAAAGAAGGATAGCATACTTCGATTTGAATCCTCACTTGCAAAAATATTTACTGCCTATCGACATGCTTTATCTAAAGCTAATAATAAGAGAGATAAGCAACGAGCAATAGCGTACTGTCAATGGAAGATAAACTTGCGTATTACAGGTTGTATTTTTAATGGGAAACGTATGGGCTGGGTGGCTTATTTTTCTCAAGTATCAAACACCGTTCAGTTCAGAACTGTTAATCACACAATAAGAAAGTTAACTAAACGCTTTGGGTTAGAGACGGATATCAGGCCAAAGTCTTTGATCAAAACATACTATGAATGGCAGCGTGGAGATAAAGATTCTCATCGATATATTCCCAATTTTGATTCATTAGCAATAGAACAGCAAAGAGAGATTGTCTCTTTATGGATTGGGAAAGAAGAGGTTAATAAGCTAAGTAATGCATCAGTTACTAGAATGTTTAATTACAAGATCTCAACATCTGTCAAAGAACTTGAGCAGGACATTTCTGGCTTTTCTTAATGTACTCAAGAACATTAATGGATTTCGCATATTTGTTTTGCAACCAATGTATAAAAAATTAGGTTTGCGTATTTAATTTTGGGCAGGGCAGTTGGCGTGGCCCTGTCGTCAGGCTATAAATATTAATAACTATTTCTATTTTTCTTTCCGGTGTAACCTCTCATTGTTAATGAAAAACAGACTAGTTGTTTGCATTAAAATCACTTTCAACAGATTTGTACATTTCTCTCTTGATTTCCTCCAAAGCCTCGTCAGTTAACCCATACTTAAGTGCAGCAGAACTGGAAATAGGTTGCAATGTATCTTCAACCAAATTAAATATCTCGATAGTACATTCAAGTTCTTTAAGCATTTTATTTCTACCAGCTTCATTTATAAAGTCTAAAGCATGATCAACAAAATACTCATGAGCTAACCAGTTTCGTTTTTGTAAAGCTAAAGAAAGTATATTTTCAATATCATTGTCTAACATTCCTAGATCTTTTACTAAACCTAAAAGACTCCCCATTGTTTTTTTTGATAACACCTTATCAAACTTATCGAAGTCCTTTTCCCACTCCTCACTGGTGCGGAATTTAGGCACATTTTCTTTAAAGAAATCAAAGAAAATTAGTAACTGTACTATTGACTGCTCAACACATTGGGCCCTATACATGGCAAGGCCAAAGTATGCGTAAACTTCTTTACAGTGTTCTGAAGTATCCATGGTGACCTATATCATTTGATTAATGGCTGGAGTTCCCAGTGGGCACTGTTAGTGCGCCCATTAATTTGTAATGAATTATAAATGCAAATTTTTATTGAGTCTTCAATCGTATCAAATAAATCATCTAGAAACCGTAGAAACATTGAAGTAATACACCAAAAAATTGGTAATAATGTCCGTTTCTGGCAGGAGAAGCCTGTCATGAGAGAAAAGTGACTCTGAGTCGAATCCTGCCCCATTCAGAAATCAAAATCCTGGTGAATATCTCACAGGAGACATAGCGCCTTTCTTTCTGAGGTCATCAGGGATCTTCTTACCGAGATAAAGCTGTGTGATCTCAGGAGATGCCAGCCTACCCCGGAACCCAGAGCGAGAACTTTGGGTTGCTTCAAACTCGTCTTCCGCGTCCCATGAAGGCATTTCTGGGAAATTCTCACGGGTTGAATTGAGCCACTCATCAGCGACATATACGCCCCTCACGATTCCCCTTACTGTCGCCAGTATGACCTCAGCCTTACGGGCGCGTTCAACACTGACACGCCAGCTAAAACGTACGGCATCATAGAGGTCAATATCTTTGGAAGTCCTGTTAACGGATATCATCAGGGTCTTATGTTGGAATACAATTGTTTCAGGCTGATATGTAGCGATTAACTCTTTGATGTGCGCAGCACCAAACTCATTACTGCCAGCACCGCTCATGATGTTAGTCAAACCGGGATAGGCGTCTATGAGTGCAGCTTCAACCTCGTATGCGGTCTTTTCGTCAGCTATACCATGTCGATGGATAACATGGATAACCTCAAGACCGGCTAATCTGATATCTCGAAGTTGCTTGAGCTTGTTACTCAGTAACTCGTCGTCATCAACCGCTATGACCTCGCCACGCATATGAGCAAATACACGATTCCCTTTTCCCTTTCCTACGTAGAACGTACTGCCGTCTCTTGGGTCAATCAGACGATATACATACCAGCCAAGATGTTCGATGACTCCCGGTGGAAACTCCTTAATATCCATATCATAACGCCTGTCGCTTAATTCATGAGGCATAAGCTATACACAGTTCTGTCGATTGGCAACTTTATAGCACCCACTAATCAGCCCCTATGAATGATGCAGTGAGGAATTAACAATGTCCGCTAATGGTACTACTGGCTATCAGGTCTGATTGTACTCAGAGTGCAAAGAGTGTCTGAGTGAGTCTGGGTGCTCGTGAGAACTGGATCGTTTTCGAAAGTTGTTAAAAACTAGGCTCAGAGTTTTCATGAGTTCAAGCCCAGCGAAGCGCCAAAGCCGGGGGCATTTTAGGAGCAGTAATTCATTATAAACGGGTGAAAAGGACAGTTTTAGGGGCAATAAATAGGTTTCATTGCGTAGAATGGGGAAGTGGAATGGTGAACTAAAATTTTGAAATGTGTAGAAAACATAGTGGTTTTAGTGACTGAGCGATTTTAGGGCTACATGTTCAGATTATATAGGATTTATAAGGTCGGAACCTTGCTTCCTTACATTCCCCACAGCGCGTGTAACTTGATACCAGGCAAACTTATCTGCTGCAACAGCACCCTGTACAACTAGATCCTCCAATATCGTCCCACCAATATCCTGTCTCATCCACGTACGAGCAGCTTCTGGTGACAAAACTAATGGCCTACGGTCGTGAATATCAATAAGCCCCTTATCCGCAGCCGTAGTCACTATCAGAAACCCTTCTGCATCATCACCACGTTCGAATGGTGTGCTGCCAATGGCGGCCATGAATATAGGCTTCCCGTCGGCGCGGTGAATGAAGTAGGGCTGTTTCTTCTCGCCATCCTTTTTCCATTCAAACCAACCGTCAGCAAAAACGATAGCGCGGCCATGTTGCCACAGCGGTTTAAACATTCTGCTGGTAGCTGCTGTTTCAACACGGGCATTAATTAACGGGGTTTTATCCCACCATGCGGGTGCATAACCCCAGTGAACAGGGTCAACATGCAGCTTTTCGTCGCGTTCAGAAAGTAATAAAACCCGAGTGCCGGGCGCGACGTTATAACGAGCAATAGGCTCGGGGTCGTAGGGAATGTTACGTTCAGCTTCATCTGCAAGGTAGGAAAGATAATCTTCACGTGTTTGGGACTGGGAAAAACGTCCGCACATGGTCACCTCCAATTAAAATGGAAGTATAGATTACGCAAAGTTATTAGAGCAGAAGGTGGGTTGGATCGGTGCGAAGTTATCTCGAAAATTCCACGAAAGGTTACGGTAAAAATGCCAAGTATTTGATTATGCTGAAATGAATTAACATGCTTTCAAGAGAAAAGAATGGTGAGTTTGTTTCCTAACGCATTGATTTTAAATGATATTAATGGTGTTTGACGAGAATAGGAATCGTATTCGGTCTTTTTTTATATATGTTTTAAAACAATTGCTTACGTGAGTCGGTTTGAGAACTAATATCCGGGCTTTCGAGTTTCCGCTTAATAGACTCATAACAACATAAACTCCTTTTTCCTCGAATCCAAATATTTTTCAGTCATTTTTTGAGTCGTATGACCTAAAAGTTTCTGAGTAAATTCCTTCCCGTGTTCCGCTTCATATAATCTACTGACCAGACTCCGTATCTCGTGGAAGGTCGGCGGTTGTTCAGAAAATTCAATTCCAGAAGCATTTCTTGCCTTCACAAATCCTTTGGTTAACCCATCAAGATTGACACTGCCGTCAACGCTGTTTTTTCTTCTGCCAGAACTAATCAGAAAATCACAACGGTTCGCCAGGCTGCTGACGAATGGTCGTGATTTGTCCGGCACGTACCAGTGGGGAAATACGTTGCTGACGAGCTGACCCTGGTTATCGATCACCGTGCGGAACTCTGGGTTAAAGATTTCAAAATATCCCGATACCTCTGCCCTAAGACACGTTTCAGTTTCGAAAGATTCGAGGGGTATCGGCCACTCGCTCGCAAACGCTTTCTTGGTTCAAGTGTAAACATCCTGAAAAAAGCGTCATTGAAATTGCAACACGTAATTCCGCGACCACGGCAGACATCAAAAATATGTCCCCGGACGCTGCCAAACGTATTTGGGACAAGCTCTGGTAAGAAAATACCCAGCGCATCCACGACAACGAAAAAATTAACATGGCCAGCGTCTGATTCTGGAGAAAATGATGAAAACAGTATTGGAAGTACTGAAAGCAGTTTTTCCGGGCATACCAGTGGTTGACTTATGCGCGAAATTTATGCTGTCTGAGAAAACGTTGTCATCACATAAGGTGCGTGCGCTGGAGAAGTTGCAATGCACAAAGCGAAATGTCTCTCACCATGCCATGCAGGTAGCGGCATTGCAGGTTAATTAGAGCTGTATCATGCAGATGAAAAAAGCTTAGACGAATACATATTGGGTTACAGGGTAGGAGAATTGCCAATAATTATACCTACAGCAAGCCAGCTAAAGTGAGGTGTATCCAGCTTGCGGATAATGTCATATGCAAAATCCTCACAACATCATTACATTCCAGAGTTTGATCAAGCCCAACGGGTACTAGCGACTGTTACAGATAAGCATTAAAAAACCGCCGGAGCGCTGAGACATCCCCACAAATCGAGACAAGCATAGAGATTTGTGATCTTTTTACTCCACCAAAATGTGAAAAGTGTTGTCTCAGACACCCTTCTTTATTTCATTGAAACGGTATTAACCAAGCGGGATTATTTCCCGCTCATCTATGAACAAATAAACAACAATATTAATCACCATTGTCTATTTCATGATCAAATTTGTTCCCGCCAAACCATAACTCCACTATAAAATTATGGTTTTTAAGCTATATATACGATTAAAAGGAGAATAAATAGTCAATACGGGAAATGAGATGATTATCATTTAACAATAATTTAAAAATACTACGACTTGCATGTAAATAAAAACTTCCACCGATGCGCTTAAGTTAAATCAATAAGGCTAAATTTTTACCAAGAGAAACTGTTTTAAAATTAGCAGTATCACCTGATGATTGCCCATCAATAATTTGCTGTTTAATGAATAAATAAAAGTATTTAAAATCAACATCTTAATTAAATTAATGATCATAAGATAATATCGTTATTTTATTGAAATTGGTTAAAAATGTAGACCATAACAGATAAGGGTTTATCCTGACTTCTTAAACCAATTTGAATGATTACACTTATCTAAAATTAATAATACTGGCACTCAATTCCCTTCTCTCTGTTTGAAATGATACATTAATGAGTAATGAGTTGTATGAAAACTAAACAAGCAGTGTCTTCGGATACTGACTTTTGCTCATTTTTATATAATTAGGAATTGCATTTATTGCAACCAGAAACATGGGAATGAATCCCAATCTATTAGATTTTTAATAATAGATTTCGAGATAATAAATCGTATGAAGTATATTTATAAAGCGGTATCACGCGAAGGTCTGGGTTTATTTATCGCAGTCTCGCTGTGTACTACTGCAGTCCACGCCGTAACAATCAATCAAGATGAAACCATTGCTGATTTTCCTGAAAACCCGGATGCCTTATTTATCGGTAATGGCGGTACTGGCTCGCTGATTATCAACCAGGGTGAGACTGTTGCCTCAGGGCATACCTCGGGTCAGAGTTCGGGTTCAGTACTGGGTTACAGTCGCGGCGATAAAGGAACACTAACCATTGATGGTGGCACTTGGTACGACAGTGTCGCCAGTTCTAACCTTCCAGGTGGCGGCGGAACCACAACTGTGGGCGGGGGGGGTGATGGCACGCTGGATATTAAGAACGGTGGCGAAGCTTACGCTAAGTTTATAAACATCGGACAGAATGATGGTGGAACCGGTGTGGTCAACGTTGATGGCGCAGGTTCTCAGTTAATTGTGAATGTAGACCCAAGTTCCGGGATAACCGTCGGAACCAACGGTACTGGAACACTAAACATCACCAACGGTGGGAAAGTGATCTCCAACTCATCGTCCACTCTTGGCCATGGTGCAAATGCTAACGGTACCGTGAATGTCGCAGGAAATGGCTCCAATTTGACGATTACTGATGGTCCATTGAATGTGGGTGGCAGCGGAACTGGCACCTTAAATATTTCAACAGGTGGCACCATCAACAGTAATGGCGGTGGTATTGCCACATCCGCGGGATCGACAGGCAATGCGACCATCACTGGCGTAGGCTCAACCTGGGATCTTGGAACGGATCGCACACTCTCCATCGGTTTTAACTCCGAGGATGGCAGCCTCGCTGACAGTACCGGGAAGTTGGTCGTTGCCGATCAAGGCCGCGTCGTAGCTGGAGATGGCATCAATGTAGCGGGCGATGGCAGCACTATTTATATCGGCGCTGAAGAAGGGTCGCCTGCCACTTCAGCAGGCACGCTGGGAACACCAAAAATTGATTTGCTGAATGCAAATAATGCGCTGGTGTTTAACCACTCAGACACCTCAGGAAATTACCTTCTTTCTGCGAAAGTTTCAGGTAAGGGAGTAGTGAAGAACCTCAGTGGCACGACTGTGTTGACTGGCGCGAATACTTACACCGGTGGCACCACTATCAGCGGCGGTACTCTGCAACTGGGTGATGGCAGCACTTCAGGCACCATCGTCGGTAACGTCCTCAACAACAGCGCATTTGTCATCACTAACCCAACGGAAACCACGCTTTCAGGTGTGATTTCAGGCACAGGTTCATTGACCCAACAAGGCGATGGCACCACCATTTTAGCTTTCGCAAATACCTATACCGGTAAAACGACCATCAACGCAGGTGCGCTGCGTACTGATGAAGTTGATAGCATTGCCAGCAGCGATGAAGTGAATATCAATGGTGGCGTATTTGATTTGAACGGCAATAACCAACGGGTGAACCGTCTTGGCGGTACCGGGGGGGAAGTTCAGTTGAATGGTGCAACACTGACCGTCAACAATGTGACAGCCGCAGATGATTCCAGTTACGCCGGAAATATTGTCGATGGCACTTCTGAAGGCAGCCTAACTAAAACCGGTGACGGTTCCCTGACGCTGACCGGCAAAACAGGTTGGACTGGTGACACCCATATCGATGGCGGCGAGTTAGTGCTTGATGGCAGTAAGGGTGGCTCCCAGTTAACCAGTAATATCATCGGCAAAGACAACAGCGCGCTTTCTCTGCGTAACGGTGCCACGCTAACCGGCAAGATCGACCCAGCCGATGTAAACATCGATAAACCCAGTACCTGGAACATGACGGGTGACTCTGTGGTCGACGACGTAAACCTGGCGGGTACGATAAATTATGCTGAGCCAACCACTTCACCAATGACAGCCGGGCACACCCTGACCGCCAATAACTGGCACGGGCAGGACGGCACTCTGGTGATGAACACTGTTTTGGGTGATGACGCTTCTGTGACAGATAAACTGGTGGTCAACGGTGATACCACTGGCAACACCTTCATGAAGATCAGCAATATCGGTGGCCATGGCGCGGAAACAGTTGAAGGCATCGAACTTGTTGATGTGAAAGGTCTATCTGACGGTACTTTCACCAAATCAGGACGTATTGTTGCCGGGGCGTATGATTACAACCTGGTGCAAAAAGGGGCCAACTGGTATTTGACTAGTATGGGGGATAAACCGCCAATCGAACCGGTTGTACCGGTTGTACCGGTTGTACCGATTGTACCGATTGTACCGATTGAGCCGTCAACAGAATTGCCACTCACTCCGCTTGAGCCATCAAAACCAACGACACCTGAGTCAGGACATCAAGGTACTCCTGTCGTTCGTCCGGAATCGGCCAGCTATACCGCGAACCTTGCTGCTGCTAATACCATGTTTGTCACCCGACTGCATGACCGTCTGGGGGAAACTCAGTACACCGACGCACTAACCGGTGAGCAGAAAGTCACCAGTCTGTGGTTGCGCCAGGTTGGTGGGCATAACAACTGGAAAGATAGCAGCGGCCAGCTCAACACTCAGAGCAACCGTTACGTCGTGCAACTGGGCGGCGATCTGGCGCAGTGGAGCGGCGATGGTCTGCAACGTCTGCACCTTGGGGCAATGGCGGGTTACGGTAATAACAGCAGCAACACTCACTCCAAAGTTACCGGATATCATTCCAAAGGTTCTGTGAATGGTTACAGTGCGGGCCTGTACGCCACCTGGTATGAAAACGACGAAACCTATCAAGGGACCTATGTTGATAGTTGGGCGCAATACGGCTGGTTCAACAACGATGTGAAAGGCCAGGATATTCAGGGTGAGTCCTACAAATCCAGTGGCATCACCGCATCCATCGAGCTGGGCTACACCCACAAACTGGGTGAATATACTGGCAGCCAGGGTTCTCTGAATGAGTGGTATGTCCAGCCTCAGGCGCAAGCTATCTGGATGGGGGTTAAGGCAGATGACCACCGTGAAAGTAACGGCACTCGTGTGAATGGTGAAGGTGACGGTAATGTCCAAACGCGTCTGGGTGTGCGTACTTTCCTGAAGGGCCACAACAAAATTGATGATGGTAAAAACCGAACCTTCCAGCCGTTTGTAGAAGTTAACTGGATCCATAACACCAATGACTTCGGCACCCGAATGGATGGCGAGAGCGTTTATCAGAGTGGTGCACGCGATATCGGGGAAATCAAAACCGGTGTTGAGGGGCAGCTTAATAATAACCTGAATCTGTGGGGTAATGTCGGCGTTCAGGTCGGTGATAAAGGCTATAACGACGCAGCCGCGATGGTTGGAGTGAAGTACAGCTTCTAAATTGAAATTTGAATGGGGTTTCCCCCTGAGGGATCCCCAGTAACTATCAGTAGATAAGCATCATATCTGAATATAGCCGCTGTAATTTTTGTAGGGCTTTATCCAGTGACACTGATGTTAATATTTGCGGGGAATGTCTGAATACATTCTCCGCAAGTATTAACAACGATATTACCCTACGATGCTTTGTAATGGTCTAATCAAACAGGTCACTTTGTTAGAGATATGATGAGCAATACTAACGAGGTGAGAATGTGAAAAAACGTTTACCCATGAGTTCAAACAAGAAAGTGTCAATCTTGTTCTTCCGCATAAATATTCGGTGCCCTGGGCTGCTGAAACAATGAATATTGGTCTTTCAACATTGTACGGCTGGTTACGTCAGTATCGTGGAGAAGTCAGGGGGATACCCCGACCGTCAGTGCTATCACACCTGAACAACGGCGAGCACAGGAACTTGAAACGCAGTTTGTCAGTTGCAAAGCGGCAATGACCTGCTAAAGAATGCTTCAACCCTCTTCGCTATAGAAATGAAAAGCGACAATCACTTTAGTTAGTATCCTTACTAACCTGTCTGTACAATCACGTCCGGCCCGTTCAGCCCCCCCATTCATAACAATAAACCTGCAAAGACGATAATTATGACCACAACCCAAACTGAAGCACATAACCGGGAAAATTCTCTCGCCTATGTTTTGCGTAGCCCACGTCTGTTTGCTCGGGAAACCCTTGCTGGAGTGGTAACCGCATTGGCGTTAGTCCCGGAGATTATTTCATTTTCAGTTATCGCGGGTGTTGACCCGAAAGTCAGTCTGATTGCTTCCATCGTGTTGTGTTTATCCATGTCGTTTCTTGGCGGACGCCCTGCGATGGTGACTGCCGCCGCAGGTTCAGTGGCGTTAGTCATCGGCCCGATGGTGCATCAGTATGGTGTTGAATACATTTTCCCTGCCGTATTGCTTGCTGGGTTGATACAGATTCTGTTTGGTGTCAGCGGGCTTGCTCGCATGATGCGCTATATACCACTTTCTGTGATGACCGGGTTTGTAAATGCACTCGGCATTCTGATTTTCTTCGCGCAGGTGCCACATATTTGGGGAAATAACCCACTGGTTTGGGGGTTGTTCGCATTGACGCTGGCAATTGTTCTGTTCCTCCCGCGAGTGTTCAAATCTGTTCCGTCGCCATTGGTGGCGGTGATTGTCATTACCACTTTGTGCATAGGCATGGGTTTTTCAGTACCGACGGTGGGGGATTCGGGGACAATGGCTGCTGGCTTGCCAGGATTAACGGAACTGTTAGTGCCACTGAATCTGGATACGCTACGGGTTATCTGGCCCTGTGCGTTGAGTATTGCATTCGTTGGCCTAATGGAGTCTTTATTGACCGCCAAATTAGTTGATGAGTTGACCGACACTCCTTCAAGCAAGCGTCGTGAATGCTGGGGATTAGGGTTATCCAATATTTTTGCGGGTTTCTACGGTGGTATTGCCGGTTGCGCGATGATTGGTCAGACCATGGTTAATGTGGAACTTGGCAAAGGACGCACGCGAGTTTCGACACTTGCCGCAAGTTTGGTACTGTTGCTGTTAGTTACCGGTTTGAGTGAATTGATGGCAATGATCCCGATGGTAGTTTTAGCGGGAATTATGATGATAGTGGCGGTGAAAACGCTTAACTGGCATAGCGTTAAGCCAGCCACATTAAAAAGAATACCTCTGCCGGAAACGCTGGTGATGTTGTCTACAGTGGCGGTCACGGTCGCAACCGGGAATTTGGCGCTTGGTGTGGTTGGTGGGGTTATCTTTGCAATGATTCTCTTTGCTCGCCGAATCGCTCACGTGGTACGCGCGGAAAGAACATTATCTGATGACGGAAAATCAGTTCATTATAAGGTAGTCGGGCCGCTGTTCTTTGCCAGTAGTAACGATTTGTTTGAGCATTTCCAGTATGCCGATGATCCGCAGAACGTCATTATTGATTTGTCTCAGGCGCAAATATGGGATGTGTCGACGGTAGCGGTGCTTGATGCTATCGAAAACCGCTATCAACGTTATGAAAGTAAAGTGCAAATATTGGGATTGGATGTGCGCAGCAGTAAATTCCATGAACGGCTAAGCGGTAAGGTCTGATTACAAGCTTTGGCGATGAAAAGACATATTTGAACATCAGATGACAAAACTGTGAATCTGCCGTTACTTTTGCATCATCAGTGCTGCTAGATTAGTACCAGTTCCAGAGTGAAACGGAGGTGCCAGAAAGTTTGAAACTGATCCTCGATAGTAAACTGGTGGGTACTTGGTAGAAAGATTACTGCAGTACTCTTGGGTGTAAGCCGTATTGAATCGCTTGAAGAAGCGGAAAAATTTACCAGATAACTCGTATCACCTCTCTAAAGGCTGCAGATTTGCAGCCTTTTCTATTTTTCAGTCTGTTTTCTCCTGCCCAACTCCTGCGGTTCTTTCTCTCGTTATGCGTGTTGTGTCGTAGTCTGTATGTCGGCAGAATAACTTAAAAATGTTTCGTAATTAATATATTGAAGGAAAAGGTCATGGTTAATGCAGCACCTCGCCTGGAAACTGAGCGTTTAATTCTCCGGCATTTTACTCTGGACGATTTCACAGATTTAGCTGCCTGCTGGGCCGATCCAGAAATGGTGAAATTTATTGGTGGTGGACAGCCGCAAGGGGCGGAAATGACATGGGGAAGGCTGCTGCGTTATATCGGCCATTGGCAGGCACTTGGTTACGGATATTGGGCAGTATTTGAAAAAAATTCAGGGCGATTTATAGGCTCGTTTGGTTTTCAGGATGCACATCGCGAATTGACACCGGCACTCGAACTCCCGGAAGCAGGGTGGTCGTTAATTCCGTCGGTACACGGCAAAGGCTATGCAAACGAAGCGTTGAGTGCCATTTTGCAATGGGCTGATTGTGAATTTACCATGCCCGTTTGCTGCATTATTGATGACGATAATCTGCGTTCCATCCACCTGGCCGAACGATTTGGCTTCCAGTTTGAGCATTATGTCGAATACCACGGTAAGCAGATAAAAATGTTCATTCGACCTCAGCGCTAACCATTGCCTCCCACTGGTTTATAATTGAGCAATAAATAAACAAAGTGGAGGCAGTATGTATCAGAGAATTGACGGTGAAAACTGGCGTCATGTCTTTATTGTTGGGGATTTACACGGTTGCCTTCCTGATTTTATAAGCCAACTCAAACTGCAACATTTTGATTATCACAAGGATCTGGTTATTTCGGTGGGTGATCTTATCGATCGCGGGGCAAACAGCCCCGGTTGTCTGGCGTTGCTCGGCAGTAAGTGGTTTAAAGCGGTGAAGGGCAATCACGAGGAGATGGCATTAGAAGCGCTGGACGAAGGTGAAGGAATGCTCTGGCAAATGAATGGGGGTGACTGGTATCGGGAATTACCCGAACAACTCCAGCAAAACGTGCAGCAAGCGATATTACACTGCCGTGATTTGCCGTTGGTGATTGAATTGCACACGCACGGTAAGACACTGGTTATTGCCCATGCCGACTATCCCGCATCGCACTACAGCTGGAATCAGCCTGTTGATGAGCATTTGCTGGTCTGGAGCCGCGACCGTCTCAACAAGAATTTACAAGGACGAGGCGAAGATATCGACGGCGCAGATGAATTCTACTTTGGGCATACACCACTAAAAGAGGCCGGCCATTTTCATAATCAATACTACATTGATACCGGAGCTGTGTTCGGTAATAAGCTGACCATGGTGCAGGTTCAATAAGGTTAAAGCGAGCTATACTCGTGAGCCGGACGCCAGAAGCCATCAATAAAATCCTCTACCGGAAAGCATCCGCCATAGCGGATCCGTTGCTCATCCATCCCAACCAGACATTGTTGTTCGGTATTAAACACGTCTACCACAATATCCTCGCAGCCACCGTCCAGGTAGCAAACAAATAAAACCAACGCAAACAT